CTCCCCACCCGTGCTTCGCACGGAACAGCCGAATGTTCCGCGTCTGTTAGAGATTGTCACAAGTCACCAAGCAGATTGACCAACTCCCGCCAGCCTGCTAGGAACCGGTGCAGCAGGATGGCGCAGCGGTTAGCGCGGGAGTTTCATAAGCTCTAGGTCGTGGGTTCAAATCCCACTCCTGCAACCAATGCCTCGGTCGTCTAATGGCAAGGATGTCGGGGCTTGCCTTTTTCCCGGGACCTGTCATTCCTTTCCTCGTGTTCCTGACAACCACCGGCCTGAAACGAAATTGATCGAGCCCGCTACGCGGCTCTCCTCTTCGTTGTTCTCATGGTCCGGTAGCACAATGGTAGTGCGTTTGATTCGTAATCAAGGGGCTGTCGGTTCAAGTCCGACCCGGACCTCCACCTTTCCAAGGATCGTTAGCTCAGTTGGTCAGAGCAGCCGGCTTTTAACCGGCAGGCCGAAGGTTCGAGACCTTCACGATCCACCAACTCACCGGTAGCACAGAGGTAGTTGCAACGGGTTGTTACCCCGAAGGTCGTAGGTTCGATCCCTACCCGGTGAGCCAACCAACCTGTCAGAAAAACACCCCATTATTTCTGACAAGGAAATCCTCTTGCCTACAATCTCAAGATTGTGCATGGTCCGCTCGTTGCGAATGTCCGGCTGGGACTACATTTGGAATATACGTCTCAACTAAACCACCTTGTCGCGACACCTTTTCCTGTGAACTACACCATTCCAGCTCCACGACGAGAGCGACCGCGACAACAGCGGTGAGGCCTTTTTCTGGTCTCGTGGTGTAATGGTAGCACTGGTGGCTTTGATCCACCCAGCCAAGGTTCAAAACCTTGCGAGACTGCCAAACCCTTTCTCCGCTGATGTCGTGGTGTAAAGGTCATCACTCCCGACTTTCACTCGGGCAATGCAGGGTTCAAGTCCCGCCGACATCACCAACTTTCCAGCCTTCCTCGTCCAACGGACAGGACATCCGGCTACGAACCGGAAAATCGAGGTTCGATTCCTTGGGGAGGCGCTTCAATCTGGACGTGACCGAGCTTGGTTAAAGGTGCCCGACTTGGAATCGGGTGAGAGCCCTAAGTGTGGGTTCTCCGTGGGTTCGAATCCCACCGTCCAGACTTCCATTCCTGTTGCTAGGTCAGGCAATCTTGACATTTATGACCGTCTAAGGTTTATGGGTGGGGCATGCAGAAAGCCATCACCAAGCAGGGCAACTACCGCTTCCCGGTCCCCATCGGGGCCACCTACACGCTATCGGCCACCGGGACCTTCAATGGCTCAACCCTGACGCTGCAATACCTGAACGACGTGATTGCCGCTGGCACCGCCCAGGTCGAGACCGCCACCGTCGTTGCCGCCGCGGGTGCCACTTCCGCAGGAATCCTCACCGTGGTGTTCAACTCGGCGAAGACCCCGAGTTTGAGTATCCCGGTAGCCCTCACCCTGGCAGACCACACCACCGCCGCGCTGATTGCCACCGCCATCAAGGACGCGCTCAATGCCAACGCGCAGTTTGCCGCGAGCTGGACTGCCACCACCTCCACCGAGGACGTGGTCATCACCGCCAAGGCCGACGAATACGGCCACAAGCGAGCCAACGATCCCGAGTGCAACCTGGCCATCCCCGCCGGCCTCGGAGTGACCGCCGCAGCCACCAGCACGAACACCACCGCCGGGGTTGCCTCCAAGACCGTTACCGGCCAGCCATACTCGACCAGCGCCCTATCGCTGACCGCCGCAGGCGAGAAGACCGGCATCAACTGCGGCTCCCACCCGGAGATCAACGTGGCGATCACGGTGGCAGATCCGACCGGCATCGTGGTCAACGTCAATCCTGCCTTCACCCTGGTTCGCCAGATTGTCTGATGAAGACGGTGTGGAAGCAGGACCAGACCCGGGTGATCAAGCACTCGTCTGGCTCCTACTCCCTCGTCCATCGCGGCTCGGTGGTCATGCAGGGACGCTTCCAAGCCATCTGCCGCTACCTGTGGCGCGAGTTTCTCGATGCCTGAATTAGCCAAGACCAACGAGATGTCCTCCTTATTCTCCGACTCCGAACAAGCCCTTGATGAACTCAAGGGCGTTTGCGTTGAACCCGATGGCTCTTACGAGGTGCCTGACGAGCGCCTGACCTCGCCGGAGGCCGCCCGCGCCATCTACCAGACCCTCGAGGATGCCGATGGTCCGGGCTCGAAGAACCGGGCGCTGGTGCAAGGGCTGATGGACTTCGTTCCTCCCCATGATGACGCGGAGCTGGAGAACAAGGGCCAGTCCGACCGCTTCAACATCACCACCGGCGAAGGACCGGCGATCAAGAATGAGGCGGTGGCCGCCTACGTCGACATCTACACCAATCCCAAGGTTCTTGCTGACATCCCGCTGACCAGCGACGTGGACCCTACCTGGGCTGAGACCTGGTCGCTGATCATGGCCGAGGAATACACGACCATGGACCGGTCGGACGATGCTTCGATGCCGACCCACCTGGAGCTGGCCGACATCTACGTCACCCACGGGGTCGGGATCGGCTACTTCGACGACAAGGAGTCGATGCAATACAATGCGGCCGGGCTGGACCGCTTCAAGTTCCCCCGTTCATCGGGCATTGTTTCCTCCAAGATCGAGCTGTGCTGCGCGCTGGGCACCTACACCTTGCCGCAGCTCTACCGCAAGATGGGAGCCAAGGGATGGAACGACAACGCCATCATGTCGGCCATGACCAACACGGCTTCCAAGAAGAAGCCCGACTGGGACAACTACGAGTCGATCCAGCGCGACATCAAGGCCAACGAGCTTTACGTCGAGAACATCTGTGACCCCATCGAGGTGATCCACGTGTGGGTTCAGGAGCTTTCCTCGAAGAAAATCAGCTACTACATCGCCCTGCGCCGGGCCTGCCAGCAGGAATACATCCGCGGCAGCAGCAAGGAGGAATTCCTGTTCCGCGAGCGCGACTACTACGACTCGGCGGACCAGGCGTTCCAAATCTTCCCGTTCTCGGTGGGCAACGGTGGCAAGCTCTACACCGTCCGGGGGCTGGGCTACCTGATCTTCCAGTTGTGCAACGCGATGGACATCATGCATTGCAAGCTGCTGGACAACGCCCGGGTGGGCTCCTCGCTGATCGTCCAGCCTGCGACGGTCGAGGACGAGCAAGACATGACCTTGATTGATTTCGGTGCCGGCATCGCCATCCCGCCGACCATGAAGCTGCCGGAGCGGCAGGTGGGCATCGACCTGAACCGGGCCATCATCCCGGCGATCAATGAATCCCGGAACATCCTCAACCGTGCGACCGGCGGGCTGGCTTCCGGCTCGATGATGTTGCAGGACGACAAGGACCGCCAGACCAAGCTCGAGATTTCGAGCAAGCTGGACTACATCAACAAGCTCAACAGCTTTGCCATCTCGTTGTTCTACGGCCCCCTGGACAAGCTTACCCGCGAGAAGGTCCGCCGCGCCTTCCAGGTGCCACAGAAGGACAAGGAAGCGGCCAAACGGGTCAAGGAGATGAAGGACCGCTGCATTGCACGCGGGGTTCCTCCGGAAGTCTTCGGCAAGATTGACGTGAAGCGGGTCAAGGCCAGCCGCATCATCGGCACCGGCTCCCGCGCCTCGCGCATCATGCTGCTGGACCAGGTCTCCCAGATGTTCTCGGAAATGGATGCCATCGGACGGAAGAACTTCGTCTACGACTACCTGGTCGAATTGCTCGGGGTGGACAAGGCCAACCGCTACCTTGGCAAGCCGGATGAGAAGCGCCTGCCGGTGGATCACAAGATCGCCAAGCTGGAGAACCTCGAGATGCTGGAAGGCGACTACGTCGATCCGGACGACGGAGAGGACCACATGACCCACCTTGGTGTGCACATCGACGAGCTGGAAGTGGCCCTCAAGGACGTGGATGAGGGTCGTTTGGACCTTGGCCAGTGGACCATCGAGAACCAGCAGATCTACCGCCACTGCGTTGCCACACTCGAGATGGCGACGGTGCATGAGACGCTGGTGCCGGAACTCAACTCGTATCGCCAGCGCGTCCAGCAGATCGGCGAGCTGGTGGTCAACGGCATGAAGCACCTCAACAAGCTGGCCCGCGAGCAAGGGCAGCAAGGAGAGGTGGACCCGCAGGCCCAGCAGGAAGCCGCCAAGGGCGAACAAGAGTTGCGCCACAAGGAGGAAAAACACCAGCAGGACATGCGGATCAATGCCGAGAAGGCGGCATTCCAGATCAAGGCCGACCTGGCACGCTTGGAAGCTGGCCGGGCAGCCTCCGAGTCCAAGATGGTTTTGGCCGCGCAGGAGTCGATTGCGAAGATTGCGGCACAGGAAGCCGAGCTTCGCGCCAAGGCCGCCGCTGCCAAGCAGTCGGGAATCAACTGACCGGCAAGGCCGGTTTTAGCTTCAACTAATTCATGAGCACGTTCAACGACGAACAGAAGGCAACCCTGCGGGGGTTGCTCAACAACCACCTGTTCCGCGAAGCCATGGACAACGCGTTGGGGGAGGTCTGGAGGCTCAAGGCGGGAGCCGAAGGGCTCGAGGCCAATGCACTGGCCAATGCCTACAAGGAGGGCTCCACGGCTGTCCTGAGCGCCTTGTTCAAGCAGGCAGGGGAAACCCGTGAACCTGCACCCAAACCGGCCCGCCTCAACCACCGCGCCTGATGGACACCGACAAACGCGCCCGCGCCATCGTCAAGGCGACCAAGGAACTCCGCGAGCTTGGCTTCGAGGGGGTGTTCATCACCGCCTGCTACGTCGATGACAGCGAGGACACCCACACCATGACAGGCTTTGCCGGCAACCGGCACGCGGTGGAAGGGATGATTACCGAATGGCTTCGCGAGCACACGTCCTACCAGAACGGCTTCGAGGGTGAACGTGGCCGCTACGACGCGGTGGTGGCCCGCCAGCACGAGCAGAACAAGGGATGAGTAAGAAGACCAAACCTGCCAAGCCGGATGCCTTTCCCGCGCCACCGGTGATCGGACGCAAGTGGCATGCCGGCAACGAGAAGGTCAGCTCCTACGGGGGGCGGGTGTGGACGGTGCGCGACCTGCGCACGGCGGTGGAGAATGAACCTGTGTTCGACCTTCCTTTGAGCCTCATTCCACTTAGCGACCACGATTTCAAGTGCGCGGACCTGGTCGAGTTCGCCGAACACATGCTCCACGTCCAACAGGCGGACCTGAGCGACCCGGTGATCATGGACAACCGTGGAAGACTCATAGATGGCCGCCATCGCGTCGTGAAGGCGCTTTTGGAGGGTGTCCGGTCACTACCTGCCAAACGGGTGCCCGATGGCGTCCTGCCCTCCTCTTTCGAGCAGTAAACCAACCAAGAGAAAACGATGAGCGACGAAAACACCGAAGGAAACACCGCAACCGAGAACCACATGGCCGCCCAGAATTGGGCCGACCCCACTGGCAAGGGCATCCTCGCTGCCATGGACGAGATCGACTTCACCAATGACTTTCAGCCGAAGCCATTCGAGCCGGAACCGGCAAAAGAGACCAAAGCCGAGCCCGCCAAGGAGGAGCCGGCCAAGGAAACCAAGCAGGAGACCAATGAAGAACCCCTGATGGATGAGGACTTCTTTGGCGACACCGAGACCAAGGAGGAAGTGAAGGAAGAGAAGAAGGAGGATGAAAAGCCTTCCTTCGACGAGACCGCCTTCGACAAGGAAACAGCCGAGCTGGAGAAGGGAATGGGCCGCCATCAGGGCGACAAGTTCAAGGAGCTGCGCAACCAGCTCAAGGAGTTCAAGAAGGCCGAGAAGGCGGAACCTGTCACCGTCATCCCCGAGGAGACCAAGAAGGAGCTTGAGACCCTGCGCACCAAGGCCCAGGAAATCGACGGCCTGCGCCAGCGCATCGAGGAGATGTCATCGGTTTCCGCGGAGGTGAAGATGAAGCAGTCCGACGACTACCGCATTCAGGTGGTCGAGCCAGCCGCCAAGTTGTTCGAGTTGGCCGACAAGCTGTCCGAGTCCTACGAGATGGACACCGGCATCCTCCGGGCGATCATCAAGGAGGGCGACCGCAAGAAGCAGAACGAGCTGATCAAGGAGCACCTGCCGGAATCCTTCACCGACTTCGACCGGCACTCGGTCTATCGGATGGCCCAGGACTTCGAGGGCTTCAAGCAGAAGCATGCGGTAATGCTGGCGGATGCCGAAACCCTGCTGGAGAAGCAGGAGGCCAAGCGCATCGAGGAAACCAACAAGCTGATCGAGGAGCAGCGGGCAACCACCCAAACGCTTCAGAAGGACATCTGGAGCAAATACAAGGACATGATCCCCGGCCTGGCCGAAGACGGCAAAGAAACCGAGGATTATAGGAAGATGGTGGCGAAGGGTCTTTCCATCGACTTCTCGAAGAGCCGCGCCAAGGACCAGGCATTCGCCGCTTTCGCCGGCACGGTTCTGCCGTTCGTGATGAAGAAGCTCAATGCGGTCACCCGTGAATTGGCCGAGCGGGACAAGGCTGACGGCAAGGAAGTGCAGGCACGCCCGAAGCCGGGCGAGTCATTGGGTGGCCCGCAGCCGAAGACCGATGACAAGCCGAAGACCTTCATGGAGGCGATGATGGCAGCCGACCTGCGGTAAGGCATGCAGGGTGTTAGCTACGGCTAAACAATTGTTCAGGATTTCTGAACGAATTATCTAGCAGGGAGCGGGTGGCTGGTGATACAAGGACTGCGAACCTGAGCTGGTCGGGTTCTAAATCCTCTCATCAGCCGCCCGTTCTGGCGCGAAGCCGGTCCTAGTCAAATCCGTCAGCAGCCCCGCAAGAGGCTCCGCTTTGTCTTCAGGCAGCTCCCCGTGAGCTCCGGACCCCAACCAAACAAGAACACCCGCGCCGTAGCGCACCACTCCCATGGCCCAGACCGTATCCGACTGGCTTACCGAACAAGCCCCTCTCATTTCCACCGACATCAACCAGAAGGTGATGGCGGCTCCCACCCCGTGGATTCATCTCTACCGCCAGGAATTCTGGAAGGACGAGCGTTCCTCGATCCAGAAGACCTTCCAGTTCGACCGCGCCATGGTCGCGAGCGGAGCCGACGAGGTTGACTGGAGCGACATGGCCACCGCCGTGACGTTCAACAACGACCACGCCAACCACCAGGCCGCTGCCTCCGACAGCCACATCCCGCCGTCCGACAACATCGTCTTCGGCCAGACCTTGCGTGAATACAACCTCCAGTGGAAGTCCGTCTGGGGTCCTGCGATGAACGTCGAGCAGCTCCGCGACAAGTTCGTACGTGCCCAGCAGATGGGTGCCTGCGTCAAGGCGCTGTCCGACCAGACCCGCGAATACTGGATTTCCCGCAAGCGCGACGAATACAAGCGCATTGCCGGAAACCTCGTGGTCCTCGACTCCGGTTTCAGCCTGAGCGGGCTCGACTACTACGACCGCCAGGTGTTCCCGGCCGCCACCGGCACCGACAACTCGATCCTGACCAACGGCTTCCTCGATGAGATCTACGAGTATCTCAACCACCAGGGTGCCGGAAGCGATGCGCTGGGCAATGCCAACTCCGGCATCGCCTACTCGCTGGTCACCTCGCCACGCCAATCGCGCCGCCTGATCATGGCCGACCCGGAAATCCGCGAGGACTTCCGCTACTCGAGCCAGAACGAGAAGCTGCTCGGTTCGATGCGGACCAAGTGGGCCTACAACGGCTTCGTCCACTCGCTGGATGAAACGGTTGACCGCTGGGAAGCCTTCACCGCCGCAACCCAGGAAATTGAAATCACCGCAACCACTGGTGCCTACGCGATCACGGTTGCCACGGTTGAATCCACTTCGACCAATGCAGCCAAGCTCACCAAGGGCTCGACGATCATCGTTGGCGGTGTGAAATACATCGTCAAATCCACCTCGTCCGGAACAGCCGGCGTGGTCATCCGCGATGATGGTGCCGCCGTTGGAGCAGTCTCGGCAACCGCAAGCTGGACGGCATGGCTCAAGGTCCCGCGCTTCGTTTACAGCGGCTCCGGTGCCGCCATGAAGAAGCTGCCGAACCCGAAGTGGCTCATCGCCACCTGGGAAGACAGCTACATCTTCCACCAGGGCGTGTGCGTCTCGGAAGTGCCGAAGCCGATCACCTCGGTCGGACAAGCCAACTTCGAGGCCACCAACTACATGGGCACCCCGGAGTGGACGAACTACAAGGACAAGACCGACAACCCGCTGGGCAACCTCGGCCAGTTCCTGATGGTGATGGCCAACGGCACCCGTCCGGAAAACCCGGAATACGGCATTGTCATCCGTCACCTTGCGGTGCCCCGTCCTGACGGCCGCATCATGAACGGCAGCTCTCTTGGCTGATACGTAGTGCATCGCCCCCGGTTCGGTAGCCCATGCCGGGCCGGGGGTTTCTGCTTAGTGGGCACTTAGTTAAAGCTAACACCATGAAATCCATCCTCTCTCTCATCCTTCCCGACAACGAAGGCAAGACCATCAGCCGGCGCTACCTCAAGGAAGGCCGCAAGGCAATCGGCTTCCAGGACAAGCAGCTTGTCACCGCCTTGACGAGCGGTGTCGAACAAGGGATCAACGCGATCACGGCCGACGACCTATCCGCCAACATCACCACGGATGCCGGCACGGTCAGCAAGCGCGTCACGATCTTCTCGGGCCGCACCGCCGCCACCGCCGCCACCATCCCGTCGCCATCCGGCGAGCTGCGCGAGCTTCTGATCATGAACGCCAACACCAGCTCCGGTGCGGTGACACTGGCAACCAACCCGGTCACGACCGCCTATGGTGCCCACGCAAGCCCGCTGGTGGTTGCGATCAACACTCCCGCACGGTTCCTCTCCAACGGGTCGAACTGGTATCGGGTCGGCTGACCCTCCCCGAGGGGCTCCGGCAACTCACCGGAGCCCCTTCTTTTCTTAGCCTGAACCAACAGAAAAGATGAACGAACAGGTTGTAATTCTTGCGAACAACGGGGTTGCCAAGGGCTTGTCGAAGGCTACTTACGGGGTGGTTGTCCGCAACGGGCTGCTTTCCATCGTGGACTACCTTGGAAACGAGGTTTCGGTTGCCAGCCAGTTGACGTTTCAAGACATCAATGGAGCCCTCCAGGGACAAGTCCTGGTAACGGACGCCGTTGAGTTCTCCGACCGCACCGGCACCGTCAATCCCGACAATGCGCTCGGCCAGAAGGGCGGCGAACCGTATTGGGGGGACGACCGTCTTGCCAAAGCGGTCTTCCGCAAGATTACGTTCACGAATGTTCAGGCGCAGGCGTTCGCCGACGGGATTCAAAAGCTGCATTTGGGTGGTTTCCCGATCCCTGCCGCCGAAGCCAACGAGGACGCCGACCCGGTCGGGATCAGGATCGAATTGCAGATTGATTCGTCCGGCGGGGGAGTGCTTCCGACCACCAGCGACCTCTACATTCTCGTCCGTCTGGGGACCGGAGTCGCCGATCTGACAGAGGGTTCCTATCTCAAGATCACTCCGACCGAGTTTTACGAGGTGCGAAAGATGAAGGGGGTCCTGAGTCTCTCCGAGACTACGGGAAACCTCCGCACTTCGTTGCTAATCCCCACGCAGGAAATCGCGGGGGCAGCGGACCAAGTTACTCCCGCTGACTACCTGCCGATGGCGGCAACGGTCATCACCAACGACCCCACCACCATGAAGCCGGTGGACGAACTTACATCCTTCGAGTTCTACATCGTGGGCGACTGGTCGCCTGCCGACTTTGCTCTCATGTCCATCTCAGGCTCGATTGAACTTCTAGCGGAAACAACGGTTTCTGGAACTCTCGCATGATCATCCGCCAAACGCCCAACGAGGAGATTGTGCCGGTCTTATCGCTGGCGCATACCACGGTGGTAACCGTGCCTGGAAGCAATTCGCCAGAACAGCACCGCGACGCCCACTACACCGAGGCATCGGGCGCAACCTCGCACCGCGACTACCTTGTTGTTCCAGGGTCATCCTTGCCGGTGGAGATTCACTCGCAGACGCCTGCCGACGCTCTCGACATTTCCGAGTGGCCCGTCGTGCGACGGAAGCCAGGGGTCAACAGCGTCGTCTTGGCATCGTTCTCCAACTCGCGTGTCCGGTCGAGCAACTGGCGCTTTGACATGCGGACTACCGTTGGCGGGACGGTCAAACTGCCCGTGGAAGCCGCAGAACCGGATTCATACTTCGAGTATTCCTATCTTGCGGTGAAAGCCATCGCCGACGCGATGGTGAACAACTCGATGTTCGATACGTCTGGCAACCGCGCCCAAGCAAGTGCCATCCCCCACGAGTTCCTGACCGGGCACGTCTGGAACGGCGGATGGGGTGTGCCGGGTAGCAATCCCTCGGGCACGGTTGGAGGGCGTCGCTTCATGGCGATCACGCCGCGCCACCTCTACGGTTGCGGCCACTACCAGTATTACGCGGGCGAAACCCTCTACTGGAAGGACGTTAATAACAACATCATCTCCCGGCAGGTCGTCCGTGTGATTAACCTTTTCACCGAGATGCCAGCGGCAGGCGTCCCCGGTTGGGACAGCTCCATTGCCCTGCTTGACTCGGATCTGCCGGAGTCGATTCACATCCTGCCCATCGCCCACGAACTCGGACGTGGCATCGTCGCCTCCGACGAAACGACCGCCACGTTCTGCCCGCAGGTGTTCGGCTTCGCCTTGCTGAACAACGACGGGCATCTCAACGCCTTTGCCTCGGCATCGCTGGCCGACGAGGTTCGCACTCCCTACAATGCTTCGACCTATCAAGGGATCGCGTTCAACGGGCTTCGCACCATCGGCGTGATAGGGGCATCTGCCTACGCATGTTCCGAGATGGAACCGACATGGGACGGCAGTTCAGGGAGCAAGTTCTACCACGCACTGCGGGGTGGCGACTCGGGCTCTCCCTGCATCGTGCCCGTCCAAGGAGGATGGGGCTTTTCCGGTGTCATCAGCGGGGTGATGGCGGAACCCTCGCTCATGAACGAGCTGATCGCGCTGATCGACTCCCGCCACGGCATCAGCACCGGACACACGGTTACGGAAGCAACCAATCCCGTTGAATGATCCCATGTCCACCATCGACTACACCCTTTCAGGTCTTGTTTCCATCGTCTCCGGCGTAGCCGGCTCTCGCGCATTCCCCCTTGCCTTGTCCACCATCGAGGATGCGACCAACAGCAATTACCCCGAGTGGATGGGCATGCTGATGGGGCCGTTCGGAGCCTTGATCGGGCTGATGATTGGCCTGGTGTGGATGAACAAGCGGCTGAACAAGGCCGAAGAGAAGAACGACGCCCGCGAGAAACAGCGCGACGAGGAACGGGCAAAGCGCGAAGCGGAAAGGGATGAAGCCAACAAGCAGCTCCTTACCGTCGTCACCCAGAACAGCGGCATCCTCGACCGCTGCACGGCGGTGATGGAAGACGTGAAGGACCACTTGAAGAGGCAATGAAATGATCAGGGAGCTTCCAGTATTCGTGAGGGACGAGCAATACCGCGAGAACCGCGGTGGACGCTACCGCTTCACGACGCTGGACTCCATCACGGTTCATCTCGACCTGCCATCCAACACCTTTCCCGACCCCATCCTGTTCTACGACAAGAACGGGATCGAGTGGGCAAGGCTGGTGAAGAACAAGCTGCACATCCGGCCGCACTATAGTTGGGACGGATGCTCTCCCAAGGCCCGCTTTACCTTTCTTTGGCTGGGAACCCCTGATCCCCACTGCACCCGGCTAGCCTCGCTGGTCCATGATGTCCTCTACCAGTTCATCGCGACGGATCATTTCCCTTTCAGCCGCTTCCAGTGTGACGCGGCATTCTACGACATCATGAAGTTGTCCGGTTTCCTGCTGGCCGGCACCTTCCACGGGGCTGTCCGTCTATGGGGCGGCTTGTTTGCAGCCAACCAGAAGAACAGCGGAGCCTGGTCGAAGGTTCTGACCCCGAAGACCAAGGCATCAACCAACAGCGATGAAGCGGCATGAAAGCGACTTACTACATACTCCTTGGAGCGGCATGGGCGGTTGCATGGACCTTCCTGTCCATGACCTGTTCCTGCACGACGACCACGACCTACCATGCGGATGGGTCCAAGTCCGTCATCAAGACGCCTGATGCCGGTGCGGTGGCAGCCATCACGGCCACTGCCATCGCATTTGCCCCTAAAGCCCGCGTGGTGGAGCAGAAGGGTGGTTCCGGCACTGACATCCACGAGGCGCTTGAAAACGCCCCAAAGGCCCCTCTGGAGGCCCGCATCACGCCACTGGAGATCGAGAACCGCAACAAGTGATGAAACGCACCGCCAATGCCGACCGTGGCTGGCGGCAAATCACCAAGGGAGGACTCCTTGCCGAGTTCCTCGACTGGGAAACCTACGACCTGCTTTGAAATGAAACGCATTCCACAAATCACTCGTGAAAAGGTGTTAGTTCTGGCTAAAGAACACTGGGACCGGTGCGGACCCGGCGGGCCTTTGCCTGACCGCTTTCTTTTTGCCGTTCGTGGCTACTGGCTCAAAAGCGAGGGCAATCCTGAGGCTAATGATTTCGGACTTTGGGACGACATGATAGCCTACGTCACCCCGAAGGGGATGGTGGCACACCAGGCCAATACCGACCCATCGCGCATCGGTTGGAATGGAAATGCCGGCAAGCCAATGGCCGTGCTCAATGTCGGTTGCTGGCCGTTCCGGCGCGGACCCCACAAGGGCGTCACTCCCGCCCTGCGACAGATGACACTCGAGGAAGCCCGCAAGGTGAAGGCTCCGAATGATGGACGGTTCAGCGTCACCCGCACCTACGCACCGGGAGACAAGCGGAACTACCAGGAGTCAGGCTACTTCGCCATCAACGTCCATCCGGGAGGATTCAACGGAACCAGCTCGGAGGGATGCCAAACCCTTCCCCGTGACGTGGCCAAGGACTTCCTCCAACAGGTGTGGGACTCCACCCTCGCAGCCAAGATGGACTACGTCTGGTATCTCTTGGTCGAAGGACCAATAAATTGAATGAGCCACCCGCCTCCATTTCTCAAGGTCCAGCGGGTCTCCATCGGGGGGTGGTCCATTGTCGTCGAATATGACCCGGAGCTCGAGGAGTTCGGCCAGTGGCTGTTTGACGAGAAGATCATCCGCATAGGACCGAAGGCCGAGAAGTGCTTCTACGAAACCCTCCGGCACGAGATGAAGCACGCATCCCTGTCCATCGGTGGAGTGGCCTACAACGAAGGGATGGAGGAAGAGGCCATCGTCCGGTGCCTGGACAACCTGTTTTGGCCTGCCTGGGAACAACTGATCATTCCATGAGCTACAAGCGATTCATTGCCGTGGCAGACAACCACGGCCGGCTGGTGGACAAGGCCGCGGTCTTGAAACTCCAGTCGTTCATCGACTCATGGAACCCCCACTACCGGATTCACCTCGGGGACCTGTGGGACTTCTCACCCTTGCGGCGCGGGGCCTCGCAGGAGGAAAAGGCCGATGGTATCAGCGAGGACTACCAGTGCGGGCTGGAGTTCCTCGACGTGTTCCGGCCGAACTTCCTGACGCTGGGAAACCACGACGACCGGATCTGGCTCCACTCGACCCATTGCGCGGATGGCATCCTGCGGGAGACCTGCCAGAAGCTTGCCTCCGACTCCGAACGCGAATTCCGCAAGCGCCGGATCGAGTTCGTCCCCTACCACGTCAACCGCTTCCTGCGGATGCCGGAGGGAGGACCAAAATTGATACACGGGTTCAGGGCGACAATGTATCCAGCCAAGGCCCACTTCGAGAACTGGGGTGAATGCCTGCACGGGCACGTTCACAAGCCCGACACCTACGTGGCCCGCTTCATTGACGGCTCCCAGTCATTCTCGGTCGGATGCCTGGCCGACATCAACCTGATGACCTACGCCGACCGCACGCCAGCCAAGCTCGCATGGCGCAACGGCTGGGTTGGAGGTTTGATTAATACAAAAACAGGTAAGTGGTCAGGATTTCACGTTGTGAAGGAAAACGGTGACTGGCTAACCCCAATGGGACAACTATGATGCTTGAACAAAAAAAGTGGAAACAAGGAGAGGTCCATCCTGAGACAGGAATGGTGTTTTCTCAATACGACAAACGACGAGGCGAGGTCTGGGCTACTCGTGAGATTTTGAACGCCCGTATTGAGCGCAAACGTGCTCGAGCAAATGAGAAGTATAAAAACGATTCAGATTATCGTTTGGTCCGAGTTCAAAAACAAAAAGCCTACTCCAAGAGGGACCAAGTTCGAGCTAAGGAGCGCATCCGTAGCGCCAAACGTCGCGAGTGCCCCGATGTACGTCGTTACCATTGCGAAAAGCGAAAGGAATGGGCATCCAAAAACAAAGATCGTCAATTGGCTCGTGTTGCCGCATGGCATAATCACAAGCGTGCAACTGATCCTTTGTTCAATTTGGCTGGACGTTATCGGCGCTCAGTGAACAAGGCGATTTCGTTGAAGGGGATTCGCGAGATTAAAACGTCAAATCTCGAAATTCTTGGATGCACTTGGGCGCAATTTTTCACCCATATTGAATCCTTGTTTGATGTCGGTATGACATGGGACAATCGCCATCTATGGGAAATTGATCACGTTGTTCCCATGGCGAGCGCAAAAACCCATGAAGACGTGGTTCGTTTGAATCATTATTCAAATCTTAAGCCACTTTGGCTCAAGCAGAACCGGTCAAAAGGTGCTGGTTCTCATGGAAAGAATCCACGGAAGATTTACGGAAATTGATCAACACCAAAACCGGGAAATGGAACGCATGGCACGCAATCAAGGAAAACAACGATTGGATCAGTCCACAAGGGATTCTGTGAGTGCCCTGAGCCAGCTGCTGATGGATGTGGGGATCAGTCCCGCCACACCCCGCCAACCCGGTGAATTCACCATCGAGGAGGCCGCGGGAGAGGCCGGGATGAGCCGGGTCCAGATGAGCCGAATCCTCTCCACCAACAAGGCCCTGAAGCGCCGCAAGATGGTGCTCAATGGCAAGGCCTGCTGGCTCTACTCCAAGAAGGATTGAATGTAAGAAACGATTAGATACCCTCCCGCATGGCGAAGCAACTCAGCAACCCGTCCGAAGAACGCTTCCAGGTCTTCACCTTCCACGGTGTTGGATCTGACCTGTTGTTTTATGAAAAGGTTGATCTGAAGCTCCAACGGGCATGGGACATCCAGATTGACGATCCTCATCCCGACTCGACCCGCTTTCCCAACCACAAGATGGTCTATCGCGAGCCGTTGGACTCTGGTGGCCAGCGCTACAAGATGTGGTTCGCAGCCGAGCGCGAGTCACAGGATGCCTATAATTGGGAAATCAACGGGGATGAACTTGTCCGGACCTATATCATCCGACGGGACAAGTATCTCCAGGCTCCGGTTGGCGGTGGCACGGTGACAGGTGAATTCCTCTACCCGCCCGGTGGCACGGTTGATGGCACGTTTGGAAGCTACGGCTTCGTGGAGGACCAGGTGGTTCCCGCCCCGCAAGAGCTTCGCAACACCTACATTGTCGTCCGCCGCCGGCTGATCCGGCCGGAGACCATTGATCTGGTCTATAACGACACCTTCAAGCGACAGATGCGGATCACCAAGACAGTGGTGCCGGTGACAACCACCACGGTGACAGCATCAACCCCGGGAACGACCTACGAGCTGCGGGATGGCAACAAGTTCCACAAGGTCCGGATCAAACAGGAGCTGGTCTTCAATGAGGGTGAAAGCACCTACCCGCTCACCCTGCCATCCATCCCGCTTGCAGTGGACCGCCGGTTCCCAACCCGTCTCGACAGCGTCACGCTGGTTGTCGCATGGGCTTATGCCGATTCGACCACAGCAGCCCTTTCCTACTCGGAGGATTACTACTTCCAGTTCAAGCAGACCGATCCGAGGCCCGGACCCTACGAGGCCCTCCAGACCCGCTTCATTACCGACAACCCGTCAGCATGGAAGACGGCCAACCCGCTGAACATTTGCCCGAACCCTGTCACAGAATCCATCTGTTCGCTGTATGCCTGGTTCAACGCCTCGACCAAGGGCAATTCCACCAGTGCCGCAGCAAAAGAATGGGCCGTGCCATCCACCATCCACGGCGAGGTGACGGTCAACACCTCGATTACGGAAGGCTATCCTGGCGGGCGCTCTCCATTCCAGACTGAAACCCTGGAGGCCACTCCAGGCTACGCCGAATTTGCGGCCCTCACGTCCTTCAAGGCCGATTACTCGGTCAAGGAGCTGCCTCTCGGCCTTTATGAGGTTTCGCTGATCACACTGAACATTACCGATCTCTATGGCGACTCCTGACGAACAAGGAAAGACACTGCGGGATGTCATCCCGACCCCGTTGCCAGAAGCCCAGCCGCTGGGTATCCGGGCAGCCCAGCAGGTCAACCAGCCGGCCCACCAGCCGGCACCGGTGCCTTCACGATCACACGTCAATGGGACACATGGATCGCTGACCAAGGAGCAAACCAAAGCAGGCATCGAGGATGACCTTGAGGTGGAGGTCAGGAAGAATGGAGCCAACTACGAGGTAAGGGTGAAGCCAGCCTTCGTGGTCCACACCGACCTTGAATCCACCGAGACACCGGTGCGGATCTACACCGAAATCGACGGCACAAACACCTGGGAAACCGTCGCCAGCGGGGATACCATCTACGTCCATGCATCAACCGACGAAAACGGACGGGTGACAGCCGCAGAGATGGGCATTGGGGGAATTCCCGATACTGTCCGTCATGTCCCCAAGGTTGACGGAGCAGGAGGAACAGATGGTGAATACTACTTCAAGGTGGCCACCGTCACCATTGCCGGCACTGTTGTGACAGTGCGGCAGCACCATCAGGGTGCCTTGGAAATCCCCCAGGACCGCTTTCCCGTGGAGCACAAGGGCAGTGGAGCCAAGCTGGTCCAGCAATGGGAGGCAACCAGCGGAAAGCTGCTGCTTCGAAGCCTGTTGGCAGGGACCGGCATCACCATCACCCAGGGGACTGACGATGTTACGGTTGAAGCGACTGGATCAGGATTTGCCTGCGACAGCTTTGACGTTCGGCTCTACACCGCGGATTGCCACGTGGACTTCACCGGGGAAACAATCACCTACGACAGCCTGGTCCTCCAGAAGACCCTGTATTTCCGCCCGGAGGGAATCTACTTCAACAGCCCGCCAGGAACCGGCACCTCTAATTTCTTCGACATCAACATCTTCACCCCAGTTACCCCTTGATCGTCCTGAAACCTAAATCTTGAGGTTTTCCTTAGCTCCGGCATTATCACCCCACCACGATGGCGAAATTCCTTACATACGCTCAGGTCTGCACCCGGTTTGCCAATCTGGCGACCACGGGCATTTCCATCGAGGATGCGGTGCAGGAGGCTGTGGATGCGATCTACGAGACCGGCCGCTACATTGGCACCACCACCGAAATCGTGCTGTCCGAGGACGACTTCATCGAAGACACCGATCTGAACTGCTACTTCGTCTATCTGGATGAATCGACCTACGACGGGGTGATTGGCTTCCGCTGTGACCACCGGGGCTGGGGCATCATGGATCACACCGCCCTCTACAAGGACGGGGTGAATGCCGGTGACATGGAGTTCATCGACTACGGGACCATCACTCGGAATGGGAGTTTGGTGGTCAGCGGTATCACCGACCCGGAGGAAATGAACGGGGAGCTTGTTTCAGTCGGGACGATCAACGGGAAAGAGGCGTGGTCCACCGATGGTCTTCAGGAGAACTCGGAGGAAAACTGGGTGATCATCTACTGGTCGAGTGGAAGTTGGTTCATGATGATGAATGGGGAGGAGAGCACTCCCATGTGGGTTTCCAATGAGGACGTGGAAACGCCCGACCTCGTCACGGAGTGGTTGCCTGGTGGGTCAGAAACAGGCGACCCGGTGCTGACCCTCAATGAGGACTATGTCCGGAAGTATCGCTGTCCGCTGGGATGGAGCCCTTCCACCGGCCCCTACTACGCCCTAATCAAGCTGGAAGCTCCCGAGCTCGAGAACGACACCGTGATCAAGATCGCATCCGCCCGTGCTCTCAAGTATGCCATCCTCGCAGTGTGCCAGGAATACGTCTCCGACGACGAGCGGGCGCTGATGAACTGGCAGAAGTTCGAGGCAGCAATGCAGCGCAAGGAAAAGCAGACCAGCGGGCCGAAGAAGAACCACGTCAATTTTGAATCCTCGCTGCGCCGGAAGCCCAGCCAATTCATGTGAAGCTTCGCGTCACCGCATTCGAATAAATTCTCATTCATGTAACCATGGCCTACGAACCACAATCACGACTGGACGACCGCACGCTGGCCAACTCCCGCGCCATTGATGCTTCGCGCCGTGCGGCGAGTGACCAGCGCCAGCGGATGGGTGTGGAGCGTTCGATGCAGCGGCAATTCCGCCGCGCAGTCCGTCATGGTGACATCCAGGCGATCAGCGCGCTGGGCAACCAGATGGATTCGATGGGGCTATCCCGCATCGGCAAGGGTGGCATTGCCTCCGCCGAGGAGAATGACGCCGAAGCATTCCGCCGTGCCGAAACCCAACGCCAGGCCGGAGCACAGGTAGGCCGCGAGATTGACGCCATGACGGGCCGTGGAGGCGTTTCCCCGGTTGGGATGGGTGCACGTCCAGATCAAGGTGCCGAAGGCCCTGTGATGCCCTCTGCGGGCCAGCAAATTGAAGCTGCTACCCGCACCCTGAATCCACGTGCTTCTGCCGGTGCCGGCTACGGCCGTTCCATTGATCCCAAGCACAACCTCGACAGCGAGGCGGATCGTGCCGTGCGCTCCCGTGAGCAGCTCGGTGTGAGTGATGGACCGGTGAACGGACCCGCCCAGCCCGGCTGGATGGCAGGCATGGCTGACAACCGCCAGAAGTTCATCTACGACCTGAACCGCTCGGATTTGTTCAAGAGCGGGGATGCCGACGCATTGGAGCGTGCTGCCACCCGCGGGGCGAAGTTCGGCATCAGCAAGGACCAGTTGATTGCACACTCCCAAGGCAAGGAGGCGACTCCGGAAGCCATGGCACGAGACAAGGCCGAGCAAGCCGAATTGGACAAGGTGGCCGAAGCATTTGGCTCAAGCGGCACTGATGAGCCCTCCGACCTGATGAAGATGGCAATGGGCATCAAGTCGAAGGCGGAAGATCTGGGACAGCAGATTTCCTCTGGCATGGCATCGGTGGACAAGTCCCGGAGTGAGATTGCCTCCCTGCTTGCCGACAACGAGAAGAACCAGATTCCATTCGAGGCCACCCCGGAGGAGTCCGCCCGTCTCGGACGGCTTGTCGAGAGTCGTCGTTTCATTCGGAATGAAATCGAAAAGCAGCGTCAAGCCGACGAAAAGGAATATGGCGACAAGGTAAGCGTGGGGATTCGCGACAGCGCAGCCAAGCAAGCTGCACGCGAGTTCGGAAACCCTTACAGCCTGAAGTCCCCGGAACAGAAGCAACGCGAGCGGCAGATCATTATCAATGAAGCCATCAAGGGCCGGGTTGACATTACCTCGCTGACTAAAAACGATCCGGCATTGGCTGCGGCCTACGACCAGGAGCTTGCTCTCCGCAAGGATGCCAAGTCCCGGTTTGCCGCTGCCGACAACCTTGAGAAGCAGGCAGCCAACCTGCTTGCCCGCTAATTAGCTTCAACTAACGTCCATGCCCACTTACTCCGCTCCCATCGACTCGTTTTCCGCAGGCCGTGCCGACATGGCCATGCTGCCGGAAATGATGCAGCTCGGACAGTTGATGGACATGCGCCGTGGCATCGAGCGGCAGGACTATGCGTTGCGTGCCTTGGACCGTGAGGAACAAGCCGCCTTTGCCGAGGCCGACGAGTTCGATGCTTTCTCGGAGCGCATGAAGGGGACGGCAGGAATGACCCCTGAAGCCCGTTCCACGGCTTTGCGCGACGACATGGTGAACAACCCTGCGTGGTTGAACAACCAGCGGGTCAAGGAGGCAATGGGAGCCCTTCAGGCTGGAGATGACTACGTGCTTGGTTCTGCCACCAACCGGGTGAAGGCGAAGGAGCTGGCTGGTGACGAGCGTGATCTGGACTTTGAAGAAAAAACCCGTGAGCAACGCCAAAAGCTCGCCCTTGAATCCACCTTGCAAGGATTGGACAAGGTGAAGCGCGAGCGCAGTGCATGGCAGGCTGCGGACGATGCCGGTGACTTCGCCAACACCGAGTTGCTCGGACGTTTCATCGGTGGCTCCAACCTTGATGGTGCTTCGCAAAAGGGATTGGTCATGCTCGCCCGCAACCTGTCCGAGGACCCTGCCAATGCCGGCCTGATGAAAGGGTTGGCTGGCTTCATCGGATCATTGTCGCGTGGCAAGACGATGCTTCCCACTTACATGAGTGAGCTTGAAGGATCAAAGGAGATGAGCTGGCTGCGCAAGAACAACGTCAACCTCGACCCCTCGTTGCCACCGGACCAGTTCAACGCGCAGCTTGCTGCGGCCTCCGCCCTTGCAGCCAAGGAGAAAAACCCGGCCGTCACCCGCGAGCTTGGCAAGACCCTTGCGCTGGCCAAGAGCGCCCACACGATGAACAACACCATTGGCACCGTGTCCCAGCGCCTGGCCGACGACCTTCCCCGACTGTTGGAGATGGCGCAGTCGAAGGACCCATCGCAGATGGGCAAGCTCAAGGACGAGCTGGCGGTCATCGGCATGGATGCCCACACGATTGGCGGGATGGTCGATTCCGAGATGGAACGCCGCTCCACATCGTTGCAGAACCAGAAAGATTCCGTGGACCTCCAGAAGAAGGTGGCGGATCTGAAGAACGCCATGGCAACCCTCAAGGGCAAGGCCCTCACGGAAGCCAAGACCAAGGCCCAGATCGAGATCCTGAAGTCGTTGCCGAGCAAGAATGCCCAGGACATGCGCAAGGCGGTGATGATGGCGCTGGTGCAAAGCAAGGATTTCGACGCCGAGGAATTCGCAGAGGACCCGACCAAGATCCAGTCCACCGTGGACAGCATCCTTGAGGTGATCCAACCGAACCCTGCCAGCAAGGGCACCAACGGCGTGAACCTGCTGGACGAGTGATTTGGGGGCATTGTGCCCCTTTGTTTAACCAACAGGGGGTGACAAGCTCCCTTCTCACATCATGAACGAAGAACTCCCGTGGGACCAGGTCCCGCTTGGTGACGAGCCTGCCGAAACGGCTCCCGACATGACCAAGGTGCAAACCATGGTGCTTTCCGACGACTGGGCGAACAACCCGGACAAGCGCGGGAAGATGGCAGGCAAGGCGCTGGCGATCATCCGCGACTCGATGCTGTCCAACCCGGATGCCAAGGTGGACCGGGATGTTTATCGTGACGGACAGAAGGTCAGGGAGGGGGTGGGTGTCCATGGTCAATCCGGCCGCTTGAACCAGGCTGGCCAGGAATACCTCGAGCGTGCCCGGCAGGTCCTTGAGCTGGCATCCAAGGATGAGAACGGCGGATTGGTTTACAACGAGCTTGAGGACAAGCTGGAACCCGCCCCGTGGATCAGCGAAGCAATGAATGCCCCGCAGACGAAGGGTGAGGAGCGCTTTCCGCAGTTCAACGAGTGGCTCAAGGAGCGCACCGCACTGGATACCGGCACGGACAAGGCCGGCTTGTCCTACGAGGACTACCTTGACTTCGCTGCCGGTGGCGGTGGCCAGAAGCGTGGAGTTGATCCGAACGAGAAGAAGGCATTCCTGAACCACCTCGCCCAATCGACCTTCGATCCTTCCACCATGGGGGACGACGAGATGATCCGCATTGTCGGGGGACGACCGGTGATGAATCCCTACAACCTGGCCGAAATCGACAAGATGGAGAAGGCCATCATGGAGCTTCCGGATTTCGATGCAGGCCAGAAGGCCATGATGCTCGACCGCTACCATGACACGGTGGATGCGAACATCGGTGAGATCATCAACACGTTTTCGGCCGCCGAGGCTGGCCCGCTGGAGTCGATCTTCAACCGGCCCTTGAACAACGAGTATGAGGCCCATGCCGCTGCCGGTGGCGACGGGGTGAGCTTCCTGCGCCAGCGCAAGGACCGGATGAGCCGCGACTCGTATGGCGTGGGCTCGGAGGTGGCGACCAAGTTCCGTGACGCGATGATGGCGATTGGCACGGGTGCGACGTGGCTTGCCGGTGCCGGACTGGATGTTCTTCCAGGTGTCGATGGGGTGGGTGAGGTCGCTTCACGTCCCGCCCAGATCTGGGGTGAACTGGCGGAACAAAGCTCGCAGGGATACAAGAACCAAACGGCCTTCACTCTTCCCGGCGGCATTGACATCAAGCGCCGTGACCTGACCGAGCTGGTCGGTCAGATCGGGTCATTCATTGCGCTTGGTGGAGCAACCTCGCTGGCGACCAGGTCGGCCGGCCTCAAGGCGGCGGAACAGGCGGCAGCCAAGGGTTTGACGCTTGCTGAGGCGGCGGCGGCAGAAGGCGGGGCCAAGGCGGCAACCACGCTTGGAGGAAAGACCCTCAACTTCCTCAAAGCGGCCGGAACCGATCCTACTGCTTACTTGGGGGCAACCCAAGCAAGCGGCATGTCGTTCGGCCGGACCTACAAGCAGGTTCTCGACGCAACGGGAAGCAAGGAGGAAGCCTACAAGGCGGCATCCATCCAAGGGGTCAGTGATGGTCTGTCAGCCCTCATTGCCACGGGTGTAATGAACCAGGTGGCACCGGGCATGGAACGTCTTTTGGGAGCCAAGGGCGGAAAGCTGGAATCCAGCCTGGTCCAGCGGATGCGTGGCACGATTGCTTCAGTCAAGGGGATGAAGGCAACCAAGGATGCGCTTACCGGCTTGTCGCCTGAACTTACCAAGCAGTTCGTCAAGGACATCGGCAAGTCGATGCGGCAGACTGCGGCACAGGCCGGATTGCGTGGTCTTGGACCCGGAGCGGACATCCTTGCGGAAGGAGCGGAGGAGGCGCTTGATGAAGCGCTCTCCGACGCCATCCAGATCATGGTGGATGACTCCAAGACGTGGAGTGAGGACGGCTTCAAGAACATCCAGCATCACTGGCGTGACTACGTGAAGGCGGGTGTGCTGGGTGCCATTGGCGGGGCAATGGGCTCGGCACCTGGCAATGCCAAGTCGGTGGGCAAGGCGTTGTTCGGCAAGGATGACACCCGCAAGCAGGTAATCAAAGAGCAGATCACCGACCAGTGGAAATCCATCGTCGCCAACGTTGATCAATTCCAGGATCACAACAAGCTGGCCAACGTGGCTGGCGAGCAAGCTGTGCGGGTGGCGGAGGTGCTGGCTGACCCGAAGATGAGCGTGCAGGAGAAGAGCCGTATCCTGACCGCAGCGGCACGCAATGGCCTCCAAGTCGATATTGGCGCTCAGGATGGCTCAGGAGGGCTCGACGGCACCGGCGTGGCTCCTGATACCAAAGAAGGCCAATCCTCAGCCACAGGCACCACTGAAGGCCAGGAAAAGGCCACTCCCGGAGCGGTGCTTGATGAGATGGGCTACAAGCCATCCGCCGGCAAGGAATGGCGCACCGACGTGAAACTGGAGGAAGACAAGCCCGTCCGGGTATCCCCCGGTGTCCAGATCACCCCGATTACCATCGACGGCCGTTCCCATGCCGGAGCCAAGCTCACCACCGTCAATCCGGATGGCACCACCACCGAGCGTCACATCGGTGCTGAAGAGGCCGCCAAGCTGACCGTGGCCCATAACTTCCTCTCCGAGCGCTTTGCTGATGCAGCCACCGACGACTCGTTGCCCGGTGCCGATCCCTTCTACGACGACTGGGCCAAGGAAACCGAACCAGCCAAGGAACCATCAACCAAGGAAACCAAAGCCGAATCAAAGACCAATGAATCCAACACAACTCCCGCCACCAAGCCCGCAGCCACCACCGGAGACGCCGCAGCTCGGACTGTGGCAACTGATGAGCCTGGCACAGGTGCCAAGCCAGCAGGTGATGGAAGCAGTGGCAACAAAGCCGGAACAGGAGTGTCTGACGTGGCTCCAGGCAGTGGCGAGGATTCCAAAGGAACAGGCAGTGCAACTGAGGGAGAAGCTGAAACCGAAGCAGTAGAAGAGGAGGAGCCTTCCAAGCCTACCTTGCGGGCTGACAGCGGCTCCAAGGCGGAACGTGACTCGGTGGTCCGTGGCATTCGCGACATCCTCGACGAAAAGGAACTTCCGGAACTCGAGGAAGCCGACCTGCCGGAATCCGCCAAGCTCTCGCAGAACAAGGAGCGTTACAAGTCGGACGAAGGAGTGTGGCTCGACACCCGAACCGGCCAAATCGGGATCTCGCCGGCCTACCTCGACGAGGTGATGGCCGACGACTCGATTGAGGACAAGGAGGAGCACATTGCTTCCAAGGTTGAGAAGCTCGCGAAGGGCAAGAGCATCAAATTACAAGCCAGCGGCAAGCCGGTGGAGGAGAAGCCAGCACCATCGAAGGTGCCGAAATACTTCGTCCGCAAGGCCAACCTTGAGGAAGGCAAGGAGGATGACCGTGGAGGAACGTGGTCGAAGAAGGAGGAAAAGCCCGGTGAGGTGCCTCTCATCGTCGAAGGTGCCCAGTCGTTCATCTACACCCCGGCCAAGGGCAAGGGCCTTCCGCTGGGGGTGGGTGACATCATCTCGATTGAAGGAGACCCCGACAACGTGCTGGTGCTCCACAAGGTGGAGAACGGACAATACGAGTTCTTCAAGTTCAACCTGGAGGCGAAGTTCAGCGTCGATCCTGAAAGCAAGAGCAGGCTCAACGGGTCCAATGCAATGTGGCACAAGACCCGCCTCATCCAGATGGCCAAGGACCTGACCGACAAGGAGGGTTTGGAAACCTTGTTGCGCGGTGATGAGAAGTCCGCGGTCAAGGAGCTGAAGAAGCTCATCAAGGCGGTGATGAAGGAAGTTGCACCGGATGCATCGGACCCGGTTGAGATGCAGATCGACGACGAGGAGAACATCTCCACTTCCGAGCACTTCATGCAGGTGGCCTTTCGTGAGGTGGAGGTGCCGGTCTCGCAATTCCCGGACGGCAAGCCACAAGGGAAGGCAACCCGCAAGGAGATGCGGCCGGTCATGGAGGTGGACTACAAGCGCACGCTGGCGGTGCTGCGCAGCCTTGTCGGTGACGCCCCGCTCAACCCGCGGACCCGCCTGCTGGCGGCCCTTGAGGCGGCACGCCTGTTGTCCAACTGGGTGGACGAGGAGCAAATCCACTTGCTCACCGTCGATCAGGAGAAGTTCAAGCCGCGTGAGCTTGAAAAAATGATCACCGCAGTGGCCGGGGACACCAAGCATCCCTTCCACGACATTTTCCGCGAGACGGTCAAGGAGCGCTTGTCGCACCGCGAGCCAACCTTCGACCGCAAGAACCCGAAGGCGATCAAGTCGGATGAGGAGACGATGCTCATCGCCCATGAATTCATCCGAAAGCTTCACCAGTTGCGGACCACCGGGTCCTACTCCGAACAGGCGAATGCCGATGCCCGCCGGTTGATCCGCTCGATGCAGGAGGATACCGGCAAGGACGGCAAGGGCACCAGGCTGATGAAGACCATCGGCGAGCTGGTCCGCCGCTACACTGAGCGGGTGCGCAAGATCCTCGCCATGCGGTTCTTCCGCAGCAAGCTGGACCCGAAGCACCTCGAATTGCTCGACCGGCTCAACCAGTTCTACAACGATGCCAACCTGCGCGGCGACGTTGACCAGATGCGTGAGAAGGTCACCCAGACCATGGAACACCGGCTCCGCACGTTCACCGGCAAGGGAGAAGATGAAATCCGTGCGGTGGCCAAGAAGCACAGCGAGGCGCTGATGCAGATCCGCGACTTGCGTGAGATCTTCCCGGCGGCGGGCATGGATGAAATCGTGGTGGTGAACGACAACCTCGAGATGTCGATCCATCCGGAAATCGCCAAGTGGTTGGAGGGACGGAAGGAATACGACGTTGAGGCGATGAACAAGGCCCTGGATGCCCTCAATGACGAGGATGCATTCCAGAAGATGTGGGCTGACGCCTACATTGCCCGTCAGGTCGTGGAAGCCAAGGAGGAGGAACTGGAGTTCGACCCGAACGAATACTTCAACTGGCTGCGCGGCGACAAGTTCGACCCCGCGGGCTTGATGGGCTTCATCCTGCAAGGTGCACCCCGCGATGTGAGCAAGCCGGTCCTTCGCAATGCCCGCGAGGAGCTCGCAAGGGTCAATGACAGCATCAACAGGATGGAGACCATGCTGGTCACCGGTGCCTTGCGGGATTTGCAGTCGCAGGATGTTTCCCGCCCCCGTGGACGGGTCGCCCTGATCCGTGCCGCCGCCAAGCTGGGTGTCACCGTTGATCCTGACGGTTTCATCGACACCGAGAACTATCCGACCTTCGATGCCTTCAAGGATGCGGTGGTCAATGCCGCCCGGGTCCACCTGTTCAACAACCCGCTCACCGATAGCCTGGTCGAAGGACAGGAGGGTCACAAGGAGTTCAAGGAACTGGTCAAACAGCGGATCAACCTGACCAACAATATCACGGAGCTTGAGAAGGCCGCGAAGCTGAAGCCGACTGACGACCCGGTCTCGGTAGAGCGCTACCGGAAATTCTCGGAATATCTCAAGGCGGTGAACGATTACAACGCCCGGCTCCGGTCCATGACCGACCGCGCCATTGGCTCGTTCGACGACTACAAGACCGAGAACTACGGCCTTGGCTGGCAGGACACCCGTGCCACGGGAGAGCCAACCGGAGTGTTTGAGTTCCGCGAGAGGAATGTCCCGGAAGCCGTGGAAGCCGGGGATGCCTTCGGCCATGACTACCATGAAGGCCACTTGCCACCGGGTAAGCCCGGCACCGGCTACCAGCGCAACCCAAACAAGCTGGACGATTCCAAGGTCCATGAATTGATCGAAGCGCACAAGCGCGCCATCGAGTCGAATGCGGCCTACACGGGGCGCTACGGCCGCATGTTGTTCTACCTTGCGGACCAGATGCACCGCTTGCCGGCATCCTTCGACCGCGACCTGTATCATGCAGGTGCCGGATTCAATCTCGAGGGAACCCTCAATGAATACGAGCAGATCGACTATGAGTCGCCTCGCATGGCTTTTCCGCAATTCCCGGGCATGGACGAGATGTTCGATATCGACCGGCGCTTTGAGAAGGGGGAGGCAATCAACCTCGGTGGCATCAACAACCTGATCAAGGTGATCGACATGGCGGAGAAGTGGATTGCCCACATCGCGCAGCGTGCGAATCCCGACGAGATCATTGCCGAGATGGATGGCAGGCAGAGCCCGGCGGCCCGTGCCAACCTGTTGCTCCAGCCACGCCTTGAGGGCTTGTCCAAGGTCGTGGTGGAGATGAAGCAGCACCTGTTCGGCCAGATGGGGCAGTTCTTCGAGACCGTGGAAGCGGAAAGCTTCGCGGATCGCTTCGCGAGGGACGAACAGGGCAACCTGAAGTTCAAGGGTGGCATCAGCAATGTCCTGACGGCCTTCAACCAGCGGCTTGCCCCGGCGGCCGGCAGCTCGCATGTAATGGGCCTGGTCAACTCGCTGCGGGCGACCAACGCGGCGGTGAGCCTGACCCGTCGCATGGTCAAGGAGTTCAACAACGCCAACTGGCAGCGCAACGTCGAACAGGAAGCCATCCGGACCATCCGTGACGGTGCCTACCGCCCGGATCACGAGGAGATGCTCCAATTGCGGGACTCGATGTTGGACATCCCGACCATTCACAGCCTCGAGTTCAGCCTGAACTACATGGCGACCAATGCATCCCCCTACATGGTGGGATCGCTGTATGCCTCCGACCTGCTGGAGGATCTGCGCAAGCTCCAGAAGGGCCGCGAGGAGATGAAGATCGCCAACCGGGTGAAGCGGGTCAACGTGAGGATGACCGAGCAGGAGCGCTTTGATCTGGCGGAAGCCGGGGACAGCCGCGCCGGGAGAGCCTTCTATCAGGAGACCTTCATCAAGCCGGTGGACTCCGGCTTTGACGAAAGGTTCGAGCCCGTCATCCCGCAGTCCTACAACGACCTCGACCCGGACAACCGCCCGCAAAACCGCCCGGACACCGGCGAGCACGGCGTGACGCTGCCGGACTTCGAGAATGATAAGGTGACCGATGCCTCGACCGCCAAGGACTTCGCCCTGCGTAACGAGAACGACAAGGGGATGAAGATCTGGCTGTCAAAGGCCCTGACCTTCATCGGTTTCCGTTCCCACTTCCCGGAAGGCAACATCGAGGACTCCCGCGAGTTCACGCGCATGGTGATGACCAAGCACCTGTCCGGCACCGGTGAGATTCCGGACATCGTCGTCCGCGGGCTGATGGGTGTGTTTCCTGGCAGCAATGAGGAAGGCGAGGCATTCCAGTTGCTTGCCCAGGAGTTCTACGACAAGAACCCGCGCTGGAGCTTGTCCCGCTTTTCAAGCGCGGGAAGCTTTGATCCGGAGTCGTTCCTTGCCGACCTGCTGGAGTTCAAGAAGGAGAAGGAAGACAAGCGGGTTGAAGAGTTCCGCCGCAATGCCGGCGAGCAAATCGTCATCGCACAGGACGCGGTGATGGCTTCCGACCTGCCGCAGGACGAGAAGGACCAGCTTGCCCGGGTGTTCAAGAGGGGAATGGATGAAGGAAAGCTCGGCGTGCAGGACAGCCGGTTCCTTTCCGAGTATGACATCTTCCTTGGTGACAACCCGTCCGTCTCGTTGTTGCTGACCAACATGCTCGGCAGGACGTTGGTGGTGTTCCCGACCGACAAGGAGCAATGGATGGGTCAATCGCAGGTGGGCCTGCGGGTGATTCCAGGCAAGGACGGCCAGCCGAATATCGTGTGGGCACCGCAGGACAGCGCGAGCCGCGAGGAACAGGCAGCCGCAATCCACCGGGTGCTGATGTCCTATGGTGACGATCCAACGGCCAGGGCACAGGTGGAAAGCCTTGCCGGGATCATCCGTGAGACGTTTGCCCCGGCCTTTGACGTGGAGACCATGGAGAAGGAGCTTGGCGATCCCTTGCGGGATGTGACCAAGGAATACATCAACGTTGGCAAGACGCTGAAGATTCCCCACTTCAAGGAGTATGTGGCGAAGCTCCGCGAGTCCGAGCAGAAGTTCTTCGTCCAGCGGGCACTGGAGAAATTCCAGCGCATTAGCCGCAACGAAGAGCTGATGAGCCCCGTGAACTTCACGGAAGGGTATGGATCGGATGTGCTGCTGGTGGCCAACCTGCTGACCAATCCGCAATACAAGGCGGCCTTTGACGAGGTTTACCTTGGTCCTGACGAAGCGGAAGAGAGCGGCTTGTCGGATCAAGCCGTGGATGCCCTCAGCATCGCTGTGAGGCGCTTGCGCGAGGTGGCTGCTGACTACGCCCCCTACGAGCTTGATGACGCCACGGACGCCAATCTGGAGGACATGCACGAACAAGTGCTCCGTTCCTTCGACAAGGAGGACTCGGACGACCTGGAACAGGACACGGTGGACGAGGATCGTCTCAAGGATCCCTATCAACTGGCACTTGATCAGGTCGCCATCCGGTTGGGAGAGCAGGAGTCGGAAGACTTCGAGTATCCCGTCGAAGACGTGGAAGTCTCCGGTGAGAAGCTTCAGGTGGCACAGGCTACAACCCGCGAGTTCATGCGCGAGAAGGCCCGTGCCCGCAAGGAGGATAAGAAGGACCCTTACAACGAGGTTCTTCCTCCTTCCGACATGGTGGTCTTCAACCATCTCGCCCGCGCCTTGGAGCGGGCCAAGGCGGTCAACGACTTGTTGCCACGGGTTGAATCCCCGATGATCCCTGCCAACCGCAAGAGCCTGAAGGGCCAGGTGCGGACCCGTCATGAAATCCTCGACCGTGAACCACCGGGATCGCCGGCAGGACCGATCTTCCAGGCCCGCAACCGACCCATTGCCGAGGACCCGACCTTGTTGTTGGTCGGAGAGGCCAACCGCCTGAACATCCCGAACGTCGGTGGAACCACCACCATGACGCTCAAGATGAACATGGTCCGCCGGGGCATGGAGCAGTCGGCATGGTTGTCGAAGGTGCCATCGGTCGATTCCAAGGCCGGACTGGCGCTGGTCGATGCGATCCGGCAGGCGCAGCGGAAGAACCCGAATTCCACCAAGGTGCCAATGGCTCATGTGGAAGTGGTGCTGGATGACGCCTTGCTCGGTGAGGCTGAAAGCCTGATCCCCAACCTGCCGATGTATCGGCAGCAGGTGATGGATGCGCTCCGTGGACAGGACGAGGCTCAGTGGGCTCTTGAGAAGGAAATGGAGCAGGCGCAGGAGGTTCTCAACAAGCCACTCAGGCTGACGGCGGAACGGGTGCTGGAAGTGGAGGACTTGCAGAACACGGTGCTCAAGGAGCAGCTTGCCGCCTTGGTCGGTGACCTGGCCCGTTCGATTTCGACCCGCACCCACGACCGTGCGGCTTACGAGACCCGTCTGGCCAACCACCAGATTCAGAAGAGGCTTGAAAACGAGTTCGGCAAGCTGATGCCGCAAGCCAGCTACCGCCTCAACGAGCTGTATCGCCTGATCCGTGACCGGGATGCCGCCCGTGCCAGGTTCGACGTGAATGCCGAGACCGATGCCGTGCAAGCGATGGAGCGCCACATCCGTTGGTTCGACAAGTCGGCCCGCTTCATCAACGCCATCGTCAATGACACGGTCAACGACCGGCTGAAGAAGCTTGGATTGAAGGACGTGAAGGTCCGCCAGCACGTTCCCTTGATCGAAGGTGATGCCGACACGCTGGACTTCGAGGAGTTGCAGCAGCAGCACAAGCGCCTTGAGGCTGGCTTGGACCCTCAGAGCTTCATGAAGCCCCTGATGGACCAGGCGCTGGAGGAATTCACCGCCGAGCTGGCCGGAGGCCTTGGTGTGGCTCTCAAGGGCAAGGAGAAGGGTCAGGAGCGCGAACACCGCGAGAAGCTCACGGCTTTCCTCAAGGCAGCCCAAGGCATGACCGACACCGACATCTACAACAACCTGGACACCCTGATTGGACGGATGGAACAGGGCGGGGTGATGGACGCCTTGATCGGATCGCTGGCTCTCAGCACCGAGGAAGGACGGCAGATCGCCGAATTGAAGCTGATGACCGGCAAGGAGCTGGCCGAACGGGACAATGCCAACTGGCAGCTCGAGAACGCCCGCAAGAAGCTCGAGAACATGCAGGCCCAGCGAGCCCTCCAGTTCGACACCGGTGGACGGACGATGCTTGGCAAGTATCGCCGGGTGAGCGGCATCAAGGGGGCGGACGGAAAGAACCTGTCCGGCAACATCCAGATCGAGCTGATCGACCCGGCCCACGAGACCTTCCCGGGCATGCGTCCTAGGGACATTGCCGAGAACGCCCGTGCCTATAACAACGACCCGAACGCCCAGAGGGACTACTACGTCAGGCGCGAAGCGCTCCGCATGGCACTCACCGAGATTGCCAACGACCGGGTGGACGACCACTACCGCCGCATCCGTGGCACCACCGACACTCTCAACGGGTTCAACCCGATGCTGATGGTGCAGGAAGCGGTGCGTCGCACGGAGGTGGAGGACGCCATTGTCCGGTCGCGTTTCGATCAAGCCAGCGAAGTAGAACAACAGAAGCTCAGGGGAATGACCGCCGAGGCCATCGCCTTCGCCACCAACGGCGAAACCATGGCATTCACCAAGGGCAAGGACCGGATCAAGCGGTTGAGGCTTCCTTCGAACTACCGGGCACGTCGTGACCTGATCGGCAAGGTGTTCGACGAGAACGATGTGGACGGCAGCAAGATCGTGTTGTTGCCAATCGACGCCAAGCAACGGCTGATGCAAGCATTTCCGGGACGGATCACCGCCCGCAACGTCAACCGCAAGCTGGAGAATCTGGTGCTGCGCGCATTCAATCCGGTGGGTGGACCGTTCCAAGCAAGCCAGGGCCGTCCGTCGTTCATGGACAATGCGGCGGAACCCACCGGCAACTGGATGGGCACCGGCTTCAAGCTGACGGATGGCAAGACGATGAGCATCGTCGAGGCTGGCAAGTTGTTCTCCGGTGAGTTCAAGAAGGGACTCGAGGAATTCGTGGTGTCCAAGCGCACCAACAAGAAGCTGGACGGGGACAACACCCGGAAGGCGATGGAGTTCTACGGCTCCCTGGTCGAGAAGCTGGTGCACGCCCACGGGTTGCCGGAGATGTTCGACGAGAAGACCGGCAAGCCGAAGGAGCTTCGCAACGAGATCGACGCGGTGCTCAAGGCCATCGAGGATGGAAGCTTCGCGGCTTCCGAGGATGCCATGCAGAAGTTCAACCTGATCGACCTGTTCGCCCGGGTGTTTGCGGAGCTTGAGGCCGAGCAGGTGATGGCCAAGCTGGTCAGCGGGTTGTCGGTGCAGGATGGAACTGTGAACCAGGCCTTGCTCAGGTATGCCCATGGTCAGGATGGACGGATGCGCTCGCGCTTCATCAAGTCGGCCTTGGCACGGGAGACCGCCATGCACCTGCTGGCATTCATCCAGCACGGGTTCGACGGCAACACCGGACGGGCGGGCCACCAGGCAGCCCACAAGGAGGCACAGGAACACATCGCCAAGGAGGCCAAGAAGGTCGGACGGCACGCCAAGGACCACGCCATGGCCTATCTGGTAGCCCAGCTTGACGGCTTGTCGGATGCTTCCGGCTACTCGATCAACGAGGCGCTCACGAAGTGGTATCAGGGCTTGAGCAAAGGGATGCGCGATCTTGCCAGCCTGGACAAGTTGCAGGCACAGGCGTTCTCCCGGTTCGGGCAGCGCTTCCTGAATGCAAACCATCTCGACCTGATCCGCGACCTGCCATTAGCCAAGGAAGTGGTGAAGATCATCAGGGATTCGGGAGCAATGGCTGACTACGGCACCGCCATCTACGAGAACCAGAACACCACCCAGGAAGAGGCACAGGCCATTGCCGCCCGCAAGGTGATTGCCGGGCTCAGGGAGGCATTCCTGAAGGAGACCAGCGACGGCAAGCGGGACGCGGTGGAGAACATGGCAAAGGTGATCCGCGAGCAACTTGGTGATGCCTACAACGCCACGGCGGTCCACCGGGCAATGTTGTCCAAGCCGGTGGAAACCCCACTGGGTGGTGAACAGCACAACGAATGGAAGCACGACGGCATGACCCCGTCGCCGAAGACGTATGGCTCGGTGCCGCTGCGGATGGCCTATGCCGCCAACCCGACCAAAAGGGATCACAGGGTGACCAAGGAAGGGAAGTGGATTCCAGACCCTGCGGACGTGGTGTCCATGAAGAACTCGCCGTTCTACGGTGGTTACGGACGGCACGAGAAGAACCCTGCGGATGCCTCGGTCCTGCGGCCGATCAGCCTGAACGGCCTATCGGCTCCCTTCAACATCCTCGAGGACTCGTTGTATCGGGCGAACGTCAGTGCCAACTACGACGTGATCCGGAGGATGCTGGGACGGATCAAGAGCCCGAACGGGGTGCCGGTGGTGGATCCGATGGAAGCCAGCATCTTCACTCCACAGATGCAGTTGCGTCCGGCCTACTCGCAGGACATGCGCAAGTTCCAGGTCGCCATTGCAGCCGTCACCGGTGAAGTGGAAAACCTTCTCTTCAATGATTCGCAGATCGGTGTGGTCAACACCGGGTTTGCGGAGGCCACGAGGTTCTTGTCCTCGGTGTTCATTGTGCGGGCGCTGGCGAGTGCACAGCAGATGTGGAACCAGACCTTCCCGCCCTCGGTGTTCTTCCCGATCAAGAAGCTGGTCATCGGCGAATGGCAGACGGCTTCGGACTTCCTCCACATCCTGCCACGGTTGATCAGCTCGCGGTTCACGGACAGGACGTTCTACGACAAGGTCAACGCCTTCACCAAGGAGGTGTCGGTCTATGTCAACTTCCGTGGTGTCGATGGCCAGGACGTGGCGAGGAACGAACTCAAGCACCAGCTCCGCTTCGGGGTCGGCAAAGGCAAGGCATGGGCCGGCAAGATCCTCAAGGAGTATGAGAACATCGGGGAAGCGGCTCTCAACCTGACCATCGGCAAGGGCGAGAAGGTAATCTCCCGCGCCATCTTCCTTGCGGAGTTACTCGGTGAGATGCGGCGCAGCGGAAGCCCGCACACCCCTGCCGACGTGGACGGACTGCTTGAGCTGAATAGCCGCCAGATCCCCATTGCAGCAACCCAGATGGCCACCATGAAGGTCAACGACATGATGGGCCAGTCGGACATGAGCAAGAAGGCTATGCCGTTCCAGAGCCACTCTGACAGTCCGGTATGGTCGAGCCTGCTCAAGTCGCTGGTGCGGTTCAGCAACCACACCGCCACCACCGCTTCTAACCTGACCGCTCTTCTTCCGGGATTGATGACCACCGACCCCGACACCGACCCGGACCCGAACCGGACAAGGAAGGACGCCATCGAGAACATGGTGGGCACGCTGGGTCAGAACATCCTGTTTCAGTTCGGCAAGGTCCACACCATGGTGCCATTACTGTTGATGGCCTTCTACATGCTCGGAGGTGACGACGAGGAGAAGGCAGCCAAGAAGGCACAGAAGAAAGCCAACGACCTGCTCGCCGCCCAGAAGGACAGCAACCCGTTCGTGGCGGCGCTCAAGGACCTGCTGGTCGGCCCTCAGAAGGAATTGTTCCAATCGTGGAAGGACAAGGATGCCTCTTTGGCCTCGGCTAAAGCTGAACTTGCATCACGGGTCGGCATGGAGCTGTTGCAGGCAATGCCGGTGGCAGGGGTGCTGGCCGGTTACTCTCCGATCACCGGCATGATCAAGCCGATCATGAATGATGCTGCGGTGAGTGCCGCCTCGCTCACGTCCGGAGTGAAGCCGGCAGAGGCATGGTATGAGCGCGACAAGGTGGGTGTGAGGGAACACCGGCCGAATGCGGTGGAGGCGGCAGCCAACCTGACCGCCCCGACCAGCGTGGCGTATGACGCGGTGGATGCGGCGGTGTTGGCCGGTCGTTCGGTCGGAGAAGCCAAACCGCTCGACATTGCCGCCTACCTGGTCAGCGAGGTGCTGCCGTTCCTGCGGGACTACCGCTCGGCACGACGGAGAGACCTGTTGAAACAGCTCCCCAAGGACTAAAGCTGAAACAAAAAAAGAGCCGGTCCCATCACGGGGCCGGCTTCTTTGTTTTCAGACGGGTCAGGAATTCCCTGATGGGATTTCAACCGGATATTCCAGCTCTAGCAGCAGGTGGAGGAAGTGGATGGCCTTCTCGATGTCCTGCCGGCCGTTCTTCTCTCGATGCCGACTCACGTATTTGATCACGGCCGACTCGAAGTAGTTGAACTGGTTCTTCTGGCAAAACTCGACCGGCTGGATTGGCAGGTTCTTGTAGTGGCTTCCCGCCACCTGGGTTTGCAATGGGTTGGTCATGCTCTCTTTCGTTTGCTTCCAAATCCATCCACCTTGCTGCTCAGGTGCCACAGGTTGCAGGTGTTGCACCGGTAGGCTCTCAAGCGGCTGACGTTGGCTCCCTTGTTGAGGCGGTGCCGCGCTGCTTGTTTGGCGTGCTTCTCGCTGGTGTAGCTGGTCTTCCCGCAGCCGTTGACCTTGCCCTGTCGGGATGTCTTCGGTGGTTTCTGCGAGGGGATGCAATGGGTGGCTTCCGCGGCATCCGCCGGTGACAGGGGAGACAATGCCTCCCCGTGCCAGCCGAGCAGTTTAAACAGCCGGTTGATGTCCTTCTGCTTGCGCTTCTTCATTCAGGTGGGACTTGATGGTGGCGACGAAGCGTTCCGCTTCTTCGGCCTGGCGGGTCCAGATGTTCACCTGGGTTTGGTCGAAGCTGCACCGGTATTTCGGTTGCTTGGCCTTGCCGTAGATGGTGCGGACCATTTCCCGGAGGTTGGTGATGTGGGCTGCGGCCTCGAGGAGTGTTTTGTCGGGAGACTGGAACCGGACATTCTGAATGGCCTCTGGTTGGCCCTCAGGGCCATCAGGAGGCGTTTTCTCGCTTGCGGTGGGAGATGATCCCACAGATGGGTCACCCTCGCTCACAGGTGCCTCCTGACGCAATGCCGGGGGAATCATCACTGGCTCGTCAATTAGCTCCGACGGGTCCACCTCCGGCTCCTCGCCAAGCTGGTGGTAGATCGGAAGGGACTCGCGGGTGTCCACCGGCACCGGCTCCACATTGGACGGCATCTGGTCGAGCACGTCGTCAAAGGTGACGGCCGGCTTCTTCTTGGCGGCTTTCTTGGCTTGTTTCTTTGCTGGCATGGTCTTGGGAAAGGAAAGGGGCAGCCCGCTGCATGCAGGCCACCACGGTTGGAATTAGCCCTGGCTAACGGGTTCCTCCACCTCAGTGAAGTCGGCGTAGTATTTCTGTCCCCGCTCGAAGCGGTTGAACAGGTTGGGATTGGTGATGTCCAACTCGATCATCCCGGACGGGGTCCACTTCGAGAACTCGTTGTCCTCGCTGTAGCCCTCCTTGTCGTAGTTTCCCGAGACCGGCAGCATCTTCACTTTCACCGCGGTGACGGCACCGGTTGCGTCGGACATCTGCTGGCAGTTCAGCACTTCGAATTTGGCACGCATCGTCTCAGTGGGTCGGGGTTTCCATTTCCTTGCGGTCCTCAGCGGAGAAAGCCGCCATGGTCACATCTCCACCCACTGATGCTGTGGCCCGGAGCTGGCTGACCATCTTCGAGGCATTGTCGTAAGCCTGCTTCGAGTTCTGTGAACCGTAGTTGCTCACCTTGCCCAGGTTGATGCCCAGAGAGCCGGCTTCCGCGAAGGCATCCTGATTGGCTGCAAGGAACACGAACTGCCATTTGTAGGTGTCCTGTTGTTCCCGGATCATCGCATTGATCTTGTCACGCTTGAATTCCTTCGAGGCATTCTCCCCGCCGTCAGTGACGATGACGAAGGTGACGAGATCCGGGCGCTCGGCTTCCGGAATGGCTGCAAGACGCTTGCCGGTGTCCGTGATGGTCTTGCCCAAGGCGTCCAGCAGGGCGGTGGAACCACGAGGCTTGAGTTCCCATGCCGGGGTGTAGCGAATGTCTCCCGCAGTATAGACAGTCTCCACCACGTCATCGAATTGGACGAGGGTGAGGCGGGCTTCCCCGGGTGCCTTGCGTTGTTCCTCGATGAAGTTGGCAATGCCGCCTTCGGCGTCCTTCTTCATGGATTGCATCGAGCCGGAGCGGTCGATGACGAGCGTAATGTCGGTCAGGTTGTTGTTCATGGATTCAATGGTTTGGCATGCGTATGATTTGTGGCCTCCAGCATGCTAGAGTGTGGCACAGCTTTCACTCAGGTGATCTGTTTGGCTTTCCCGGCCTCATGCTCGTAGAGAACCATACCGAGCTGCATCAGGAAGCTCGGTATCTTTTCGATGGCATCCTCCTCGGACTCAACGTCTATGGAAGCTTGTTTATTCCATTTCTCCTCGCTGTCGCGAATCACCGCAAGAAGCTTGAGTTCCGGATCTTTTCCTACTCGAACACAGGTTAGCTTAATATCGTAGTTCATTGGTCTTTTTGGAAGACACCGCCAACCATCTTGCCAGTGCGGTGCTTGATGATGTCGTAGGCACCTTGCAGACACTTCTCGAAGCGTGTTCCGGCCAGCTCCGCGAGCAGGATGAGAACCACCGTGCAGTCCCCGATGGCATCTTCGATCTCCTCGAAGTTGGAATCATTGAGGGCTCCGCGGAGTTCCTCCTTTTCCTCCTCCAGCTTCTCGAACTGGCCGAACACCGTGGCCTTGCCGTTGGCTCCCGTCAGGCCCTTGTCCTCACCCCAAGCTCGCACGAGCGACACCAAGGCACCGAAGCCTCCAATCTGGCCGGAGACCAGCAGCGTGCGGGCATCTTCCAGTTGCTTGCGCTTCTCGTCGAGGTAAGCCGTTGTTTGCTCGCTGTCGTCCCCCACGGGGTGAGACATCAAAATTTCGGCTTCAAGCAGGGAGGTTGCGTGCCCATACGGGCGTTCTTTGTTCTGTGCGGTCATAAAGAAGAATTGGGGAACGGTGGTTTTCGGATCGAATCCGATGGGAGTTGATTTCGCTGAAATAAGCTTCTGGTAAATCTCATCCAGCTTTTCCTGGCTCAGGTTGCTCATCGGGTTCCTTTCGCTTGAGGTCGAAGTTTTTGACGAACGCCGGGAAGCTGAAGCTCGAGAAATGGGCGTCATCGTACACCCGCCCGTCATGCTCGTCGTAATGCCAGCCCTCGGGCCAGTTGGAGTAGAGGTCTTTCATGGATCATGTAGTGGAAGGTGTTTTAGTCCTCGGCGTCGGACCAACCAGAGCTTCTGTTGGATGATTCGGGATTTCTGCAAGGCGTCTTGGTATTCCCTGGTGTTCTCGTTTTCCTTCAAGGCCTCGCCAAGCGCCTTCCCGCATTCCTCAGAACAACACATGAACCGGTGGGTCCAGCAGGAGCTGCCCATCATCCCGCCCTGCTCCTTGCCGCAGAACGAACAAGGCGAGCGTTTCCATTCGCGGAAATTATCTGAACCCATGGTTAGTCGTGGCTAAAGATTTCAAGCGCATACTGCGGGGGATGGGGGCACATCGCCACCAGCTTCCTTGCGTCCTGTTCAGTGAACACCTTCGAGTTGCGACCGGACCAGAGCAGTCCCAGCAGGGTTGCCTTGCCCGGCTCCGAGTGAACAGCTAGGTGGCAATGCGAGTGCAGGATGTAGGTAAACAGGAAGGAGGTCTTGCGACGGCCGGCAGGGTGATGTCTTTCCCCGTTGTCCTTTCTCATGAGTCCTCCGCAGTAGGCACATTGGACCACATCCGGAATTGACGCGTAGGAGGCATCGTATCGCCGCAGCAGGTCTTTCCGGGTAGATGACAGCGGAGGACGCTTGCGACGGCTCACAGGTGCCTTCCCGGCCCCGGAATCACTAGTTGGAGGATTCTCCTCCGAGTTCACCGAATCCACGAATGCCTTCAGCCAGCTTTTGGGACGTGTTTTCCTTCTCACCGAGGAATTTGAGCAGAAGTTCCTTTTGAACGCGATGGCATTCCTCCAGGGCTTCCATACCGGTATTCTGCGGAGCACAGACAAAGAGGCGCACGGACAGGATGTTGAGCGCCTCCAGCACCTCGTTGTAGGAAATGGTGGAAAGGCTCTCCACGAAGGAGGCCAGCAGCTTGTTGGTTTGGTCGGTCATTGCGGTGGTTGGATCGGGTTGGGCGGCTCCCATAGGTCGAGGTATTCATCCCCGTTGTTGTGGACCCAGTGGAGAACCGTCTCCATGGGATGGAAGAACAACTGGCGCACCCGTGCCAGCTCGTAGATGTCGGGACGGCGGTTGTGCCGGGAGAGTCTCACCGAGACCCGCAGCCGGTTCCAGCCGTCAATCGAGTCCACCCGCACGGTGATGGTGCGGGCTTCCATGTGCCGTCCGCCCCCGACCCGGATGTCGAAGGTGCCGGGGTGTTCGTCGCCGCGGTTGCCACGACCCTTGCCGAAGGTGCGACGGTGGGCTTCAAGCTTGGCCAGGTCGATCATGCGTTAGTCGGAACTAAAGGTTGGAGCAGGGTGCCAATGACCGTTTGAGCCGCCTTGTCGGTCAAACCCTCGTGCGCGTTGGTTTGGACAAACCTCCCTGATCCATCGTCGGCGTAGCTCATGTCGTCGAGGATGCAGTAGGACTCCACCTCCGGGTGCTTGAGCAACCATGCGGTGATTTCCTCATGGCGTGGGCGCTCCATCGAGAACCCCCATGGAAGGGGGGTCGAGGAAAGCTCCGGAGTCACCCCGTGGATGACCACCTGGCGATCCAAAAGGGCTTCTGACAGCCTTTTGAGCATGTGCGGGACCGTCCTCCATGATGAGGACACAACCACGTCACAGGCCGTTTCATTCACGATGCCTGCAAGCATCGCCAGCTTGTCTTCATCCAATGATCCCGGACGGGTGTTAAGCACACCGTCACAATCTAAAAACAATACCTTCATAATTTGTTGGGTTGAACCGTTGGATGCAGGCAACCTACGGTGCCTGATCCGGGGTATTCGACTCTGGCAATTCGCGGCCTTGCTCGCGGCTCCAGATCGCAATCATCTCTCCTAGTTCGTCTTGGAGCGTCCGCGCTGACTGAATGTTTTTGAACTCAAGAATCGCGTCGATTGAGTCCTCTTCGACTACGGCTTCCCACTCCTTCGGCACGAAGCCAATGGATCGGCCTTGATCGTGTTTCGTGATGCAGATGCACCGATTTCCGTTCGCGAGTTTCCCTTGTTGGGTCTGCAAATTTCCGTCTCCGTAGGTCAGTTTCATGGCGTCGAACAAGGCGCTGCACGGAAGCGCCGGTTATTGCTTGTTAGGTGGAGTCGCCGCCGTGTCCGGCGCTCCGTGATCTTGATCGTTCACACGTCGGCATTGGGCTTGTAGGTGAAGCGCAGGCTTCCCTTGTCGAGCACCAGCGGAAGCCTCACTCCTCCATGGCCGTTATGGCTGTCCTTGGCGATGAGGATGTGCTTGTGCTCCCCGAAGTTAGCTTTCTGTTTGTCCCGCTCCTGCACGATGGACAACCACCAATCCGCGTCTTCCTCTATCGCACGGGCGTTCTTGGTCTCACCCTCGAAGTTCTCCTGGCAGAGGACCACGATGGTGATGTGAAGCTCGTCACTGAGTTCCTGCAAGGTGTTTGATGTCCTGCGCAGCTCCGCTTCCTGGGTTTCCCCCTTGAAGCGATCCCCGCGGATCAGGCCGATCTGGTCCACAAACACCACCTTGACCCCGTGCAGCCGGACGTAGCGGCGGATCTCCGCGGTGATTTCATGAATACCCCTGGATTGAGGCTTGCGGATGTGCAAGTTGGATTCCGAAAGCTTCTGGACCGCGTCGCGGATTGCCTTCAATTCCTCCTTGTTGAGGCCCTTTTGTTGGCGGCTGGCGCAGTAGCCGATAGGATCGACAATGGCGGCATGATGGAGCTTGGCCACCTGGATGACTGCTTTGGCGAATGCAGATGACTCAGTCCTCTCAAGAATGAGGTAGAGCCCGCCGGTGTGGACATCGGCAAGATTACCCCACACTTCCACCGCAAGGGTTGATTTGCCAGAACCGCTTCTCCCCGAAATGATCCCGTAATGCTGGGAATGCATTCCGCGAAGCTTCTCGTCAATCATCGGGATGCCGAATGGAATACCCATCGGCATTTCCTTTCCCTCCACCTTCGCCAGGAATTGCTTGAGAAAGTCCTCCGACAGTTGCTTGAGGTTGTGGACCGGCTTGATCCCGTTGGCAGCGTCAAAGACCCTGGTGAGCGGCTCCGAGAGCTTGTCCAGCCAGTTGTCGTCCGCGCAGTCGTAAGAGGCCTTCAGCGCCGCCGTGAGGGCATTGATGGCCAGCCTGCGGGCATGCTTGTTCCTCAGTTCCCTGTGGTGCTGCTTGAACCCCGGCCCCTGTGCGTAGTTGAGCAGTCCGGCAATCTCGGCCGGACCACCCACCCTCTCCAAGGTCCCCTTGTCGGCCATGTGCTGGGCCAGCAGGGCGATGTCGAGGATGCGGGTATCCAGCATCGTCTGGAGGATCAACTGTCTGCCGGGATGGAAGAACCACTCCGGTTCCACCGGGAACTCCTCGATAAGCGAGGGGTCCCGGAGGAACGAGGAAATGACGAACTTCTCCGAAGGCTCCGACTGCGGAATCTGGACAGGTTCGCTCATGGATTACCAGGGGTCGCCGGGATTCGGGGCATTCTCGCTTTCCAGCTCTTTGGCGGTCTTGATGCCGTCGCGGCCGACGTAAACCACCTTGCCGCTTCCGACATAAACCCGCTTGGCCTTGGCGTCGCGCTCCTCCTTGGTCTGCTCAATGATGATCGAGACGTTGTGGCCGAACTTGCCGTTCTTGTCATCGACCATGGCGGTCAGGTTGACGTAGCCCTTCGGGTTTGCCTGGAGCTTGGCCAGGTCGTCCTTCTTGAACGAAATTGCGATGATGGCGCTCATTGTGTGTCTGTTTTGTTGGTTTGGTTAGAAGAGTTCCTTGGATCGGGCCTCGTAGGCTTCCTTGACCTTCGGGTTGTTGGCATGGTCGGTGGCCTTGATCCGTCCCTTGAGTTCCTCCAGTGCCGGCAGGTCCATGGCATGGGCGATGGAGGTGAGGATCTGGTCCACGGTCGGCCTCTTGGGCTTCTCGGGCTCCTGCTGCCCCTTGCCGTGGTCATTCGTGGCATCTGGGTCACGTGTATCGTCGATCAGGAACAAGCCGTTGAGCGAGTATTTGCGGGCGTAGCTCGAGCAGGCACCGGTGATCTGGGATTCATCTGCCCCCTTCTTGTTCTCGGGCTCACGGGCGTAGGCGCTCACCTCAATGGTGTCGGCTCCATCTGTGATCTTTGAAGTGGCCTTCACGTAAATTCGTCCACCAATAGCCTCGATGGTGTCGCTGATGGCCAGCACCAATCCATGCTTCGCCAGCAATGGCTTGACGGCCTCAAGGATGCCTTCGGCAGATCGGTAGTTGTAGTTACCGAAGGTGTTCCGTTGATCCTTCGGAGCTTTAAGCTCTGCCTGCACGGCTCCGAGCTTTGTGGTCAGGTTGTTCATGGTTTCGTTTGTTCAAGGGCTTCGTTTGCCCGTTCGATGTTGAGCTTGGTCATCAGGTAGCGTCCGGAGTAACCGCCGCGGGCTTCGTCTTCCCACCAGTGGCGTTCAGCCAACAGCTCCATGCTATCCTCCAGACACGCCCGAAGGGCTTCACGGAGCAGCTCGACTTGTTCCTGGTCGTTCATGATTGGAGAACTTCCCGCCGCAGCGGAGCTAACGCCCGCTGGGCTCTCTGTTCTCGGGAATATTGGCGTAGCGATTCAGCGCGTTTTGGTCGCCTTCCTCCCATGTGATGTCCTCGCCCGCCAGCATGTCGTGGCGATGGCATTGGAGTCGGCATGCGAGTAGGTCGGCGCAGCTACGAAGCGCGTCTCTCTCGCTCTCGATCACTGCGATTTGCAGCTCATGGCAGAAGATCTTCGCGAGGTCTTTCTTTACATGGTCAGGCGGGGGCGACGCCACCCATCCGTCTGAAATCTCGAAGGTTGAGTTATGGATCACCCGTCCATCAAAAATCAGCCACCATCCGAAATTGTGGGCGAACGATATTCGGGTGTCATGCTCAATAAATGCGAGAGCTTCAACCTCAGTCCATACTTTGACCGACTGATGCAAAGACCGAGAACAATCCGCCGCATCCGATGGGCGGGGTGAGTCAGTTGTCATGGTCGTCTTTTGTTGCGCCCACGGATGGGCAGTGGGCGTTCTCGCGCATGAATTGCTCGATCTCTTCGCGGATCTTGCGGTCATGCGCGACCCGTTCCTCGGGGGTCATCCGGTCATAGACGGCTTTCGCTGACATGTAGCAACGGCGGCAGACGTGGCGGCGCTTGTGACCGATGAAGTCCGCGCGGCACTGGGGCACCATACATTTGTTGTAGTAGCCGCCATTTTCATGCGGGGCGTCCTCTAGCCAATCGCACGCTGCGGTTCCAGTCATCCAGAGCGGCCGGAAGTTCCCCCATAGTGTCGGGTTGCTCATCGGAATTTATCGGGGTTGAAAGCTATGTCTTCGGCCACGTATGTGGCGCATCGGAAGGCCCGTTCGGGAGCAACGCCCGCCGTTAGAAGGGTGTTGGCCATCCAGATTCCCGCGACCTTGGCGGAGATGTGGCCGGTCTCATCCATCCACGGATGATCGCCAACGCGAGAACAAGAGCCTGCATGGAACGCCTGCGGGGCGTCCTCTGTCGGCGGTGATGTTAGGTTGGCGTCCATGAGGCTAGGCGTTCACTCGTTTAGCGACTCCTCATTGAGGGCTTCAATAATGGCCGCAATCATCGGGTTCTTCGTGAGCGCCGAATGCAGGGACATGGCCGAGATGAACGGGTTGATCCCGTTTACCAGCGCCAGGGGCATGATGCTCACGAACTGCCTCACCCCCCGGTCGATATGGGCCATCATCCATTCCTCGCTGCGCTGCTGGTCAGCTTCCATCTTCTTACGGAACCTCTCGTTCTTCATCAGGGCCTCCACCATCTCCTGCTGGATCTCGGAGGTGACGGATTCCATGTCCCGGAAGAAGTCCAGCATCCGCTCGAACTGCTCCGGGTTCTCGTCCCGCGGGTGGGGCTTGTCTCCAAACCCCACCCCGTCTTCTGGTTTTTCGGTCATAAGGTAATCAGGCCGCCTTGCTGCCCTTCTTGGTCCGGACGGGCTTGATCGGCGACGGTGCCCCGTTGTCCTTGCGCACCGTCTCGTTCTTCAGGTCGATGACGAGCCGGCCGGTCGGGATGGCGGCGGTGGTGCCCATGACGGCATACCATTCGTTGTGCTCGTTGAGGATGTAGTATTTCACCTTGATGCCGTTGCAGGCCTTGATCAGGTCCTTGGCCTGCTGGACCGAGCGGATGTTCCTCACCGTGGTGTCGTCGTCCATCTTCCTGATGACCGACGACAGGTCGCGGACGAACTTCGACCCCAGACCGTAGGTCTCGCATTTGGCAAGGACGAGGTCCTTCGACTCCTCGGGAATGTCTTGGAAGAACGCCTCCTTGTAGTGGGAGAATGTCAGGTTCTTGCGTCCCCGGCGCTTCTCCGGCGGGTAGGCATCGGAAACCTTCTCGGCGGTGTAGATGGTGTTGTAGCTCTTTTCGGTCATCTCCGCGATCTGGGAGGGATCGAAGGATTCTCCGTGGTAGGCCCGCATCGACGAGATGATGGTCCCCAGCATCCAGGTGGCCCCCTCATCGACCTTCTTGCCCAGCTTGTAGAGCTGCATCACCTTCGCCACCACCAGGTATCCGTGGGCAAGGGTCGGGGGATTGGCCGGGTTGATGGTGCAGGTGCCGTCCGGGGTGATGATGAACGAATTGTCGCTCGTCATGGCCCCCATCAGGGCGAAGGCGGCGTTGTCCACCACCTCCTCGCCGGGGTCTTCGTCGGGATGGTCCGCAATGGCCTCCAGCAGCGCCGTGACGCCGTCGCGGATCTCCTCCGGGTAGTCGTCCGCTGAAGCCTCTCCCTTCAGCCTGAGACGGGCTACAAGCTCGGAAACGACGTTCTCCGGCAGGAGGTAGGTTTCAGCAAGGAACGGGATGTCGGAGTCGGTCAATACCGATCCACAATGGAACAATGTTGGTTGGGTCATAAAGGGAGGCTTCCTGTTCGGAAGCGAAGGCTATTAGCCATGGCTAAACTAACGGCAGGTGTCCAGCCACCAGCACGGGTGATTTTCCACTCAGTCCCCACCGAACACCGCATCAAGGGCGTCTTCCATCGTGAAGGTCTCCATTGCTTCCTCAATGGTGGATTGGTGCAAGCAGGTGGCGTAGTAGTCGAATTCAACGTCGATTTCCTGTCTGATCAGGTCTTCGATGAACTGCTCGAAGTCCCATTGTTTGGCACGGGCGGCAGCGGCACCACAGAAAGCCCGGAAGATCTTCTTCCTTTCCACTTGGGTGAGGTCGGCAAGGGTCTTTGGAATCGGCTCGCTCATTGTTTCAGCAGGTCTTCGATGGAGCGGATGGTTTCATCCAACCCGCTATAGCGATGGTAGGATTGCTCTCGATCTTCACCCCTGCCGTCCTGGTAGTCCTGGAATGCCACATGGCGGGCATCCTTCATGATTATGAGACAGGAGCTTAACGCCTTTTTCATGGCGGTATTTTCGAGAATCAAATCTTCAAAGGGATTTAAGGTCATGTCGTGATGGTCAGTTCGGAATGTTCCGGGTCGAGCGGGCGGTGACGTTCGCAGGCGGTCAGGGCTCCGGTCTTGAGGGCGGGTTGTCTTCCTTTCGAGCCTTCCAGCTTATCACCAGTGGGCTCATGGCACCACCCGCACCATGGGTTGAGAGGGTCCCGCCGCCAAAAGAAGCACGTCTCGCAGCGGGAGTCGGGTTTCATCCGTTCAATGACTTGTTGAGCAGCTTGTCGATGCGGGATTGAAAGTCTCGCAAGTAGGGCTGTCCGAGTTCACCTCGTGCTCGAATCGTGGCTTCCCGCTCCACCAGCGAGCGAGCCTCCTTGAGCATCCAAAACAGTTCGGGTGCGGTAGCAAGAAGCCTTGCATTGTGTATGTCACACTCCTGGAAGGAAGGAGTAACTGCCACCACGAAGCTCCCATCGCTTACTTCCGCCTCGATCTTTAAACTGCTGTTCAAAGGATTCGGGACAACCTTGTATGGTCCAATGGTGAATTTCGGCTTCATCCTGAAATGAAGGTCTTAGCCTTCTGCTTGTCGGTTAGCTTGAACCACTCCTCAAATACCTTCCAGAACCTGGGACCGAAATATTTGTGGTGCTCCCCGTTCCTTTTGAGCCGGGTAGGACCACAGAAATGGTGCATCTCGAAAAGGAATCCCTTGTAGGAATAGACGTTCGAGCAGGTGACGATTCCAATCACCTTTCCGCTTCCATCAACCAGTTTGTGGCATCCCATGGCTTTATCCTTCAAGGGCTTTCCGAATTGCGCTTTGGGCATTGAGTATCACCTCACCATAATTTCCGATTACCCCACTTCGATTTAACCAATCGGAAATTTCCGGGCGTAAAACCCATTCACTTAGCCCACATAAGGCTTCAAGTAGCTCCGGTGCCGCCGCGATCAGAATTGCATTGGCCCGGTAGATGCCCTTGCCATGGGTTCCGCCGCCTTCCGGGACGTTGCAAATCGGAAGCTGGACGTTGTCATCCTGCTTGATGATGTGCCCCGGGTAGATGGCGGTCGGGACGTTGAAGTGGACCTTCCATGGCCCCGGCGTAAAGTTGGTATTCATGCCGACAACAGGGCTTCGCCTTCCTTGCGGAACTTATCCCAAGTCTTCTCGAAGTTATCGACCACGAAGCGCTTGGTTTGCGCGGCGGTGCCGAATTCACTCGAGTAGGACTGGTTGTCCGAGGACCGGCTCGATTCACGGGTGTAGAACTCGGTCAGCCCGGAGAAAGCATCCAAACGGGTGAGTCCCTCGTTGCCGCGGCCACCGGAAAACAACTCTGCCATGCGCGCCGTCTTCTGGCGGATGCCATTGGTCAGGTGCTCGGCATTGCGGCATTCCAGTCCGGTGAACCAGGCATGCGCCTCGTCGCGGGTGCATGGTGTCTCGTGTGCCCGTTGCAGGAGCTGCTTGAAGTAGGCGCTGGTGCCAACGAACGAGTCAATGGCGTCGATCAGGCGCTGGATGTTCACGTCGAGCATCAGCGTGTGCTTGGCCTTTCCGACTACCTTCCCCGACTGGAGGGCGCTGGCGAACGTATTAGCGCACACCACGCAGACATTACTGTAGAGCGCGGTGAGTGAGCACGACTTGTCGAATGAATCAAGGATGGTCACGTAGTCCTTGAACTCCCGGTCCCCGACCATGAATCCCTCCGTGGTCTGGATGGAGGCAAAGATCTTGCAGCGGTCATCCACCGAGCCGGCTGACACGATCTTGTAGGGCGTGTCACCCATGCCCTTGTTGATCACCTCCCAGAACTTGGCCACGCTCGACGGCGTGTAGCTCGGGGCATACGGTGGACCGACCGGCTTGCCGTCGTCGGTGGCAATGAGGCGCTTGTATTCGGGGTCCTCGAGGTATTGCGGCGTCACTTCCCCGAACGGCCCTTCAACCGGGCGGTTGTAGAAGATGGGCGACTCGATGACATCCCAGTCCATTGAATTGGAGCGTGTGACTTCATCGACGATGATTGTTTTACCGTGCCATGCCATCTGAGTAGATGTCTGGCGGTCGCGAGATGTGATTCCTGCTGGCATTGTTTTGGTTGGTTGTGCCCTGTGGGCGGTGTCATTCAATTCCCAAGCCCGGAGGGCTCAGGCTCCGAAAGTCGGGTCACGGTGTTTGGTCCGTTTGTCAAAATCACTGATCTTGCCAAGGATCTCCTTGGTTTCTTCCGGTGAAAGCTTTTCCACGTTTCCGGGATTCCACCGGTGCATCATCCACCGGCAATCCTTGCCCCTTTCCATGGAACCGGACCACATCACCTGATGCATGCATCCGGACTTCCGGACAATGGTTTGCGAGTTCGACTTTAAGTGGTAAAGTTTCATTCCCGGTTGAGGTGTTTGGTGTAGGCGTCGCGCAAGGCCACCATTTCAGCCGTGGACAGCCCGGAGAACCATTCGATGTGGTTGCGGCGGTTGCGTTTGCCGGCCTTCTGGTGGCGCTCCCTGAGCCGTTGACGGCGTCTTTCCTCGAGGGTTGACTGGTTCATTCCTCTCGGGCTTTCAAAAAGGAACCCGACCGGGGCCACCCCTGCAACTCACACGTCCCCCAACGTGCGGACAAGGGAAGGACCACCGGCCGGGAAATTGGTTCAGGCAGGATCGACAAGGATCAACAGCGCTTCCGCATACTTGCGGATCTGGTTGTTCGTCGGGTTGTCGGCAAGGTTGCAGAGGATGTCTGCAATTTTCACGTGCCGGGCGAATGGGTGGGCTTTGATCTGCTCGATGTAATCCGTGTAAAGGACCCCTTCACGCTTGGTCAGCACCACTACGGCTTCAATCACGGATTCCGGGATACCATTCTCCCGTAGGAATCCCGCCTTGTAGGCCGAATCCTCCAACACATCGTGGAGCCATGCTGTTGCCCGGACTTCTTCCGGATAATGGGATAGCCTCAAGGCCACCTGCATCGGATGCACGATGTAGGGTGTGATCCCGTCACGACGCCATTGGTTGGAATGGGCTTTAGCGGCAATCTGGCGGGCTTTCCCGACCAGGGTGAATGGTTCTTGGATCATTGGTTCTTGCGGGCTTCCCGTTCCGCTGACGACTTAAGATTGTGGCACCCCTCGCACAGAGCCTGCAAGCCCTCGGATTCGACGAACATCCGTCTCAGGACCATGTCCCAGTTGGTGCCAAGGAAGTGTCCTTCCGCCGCCCATTCATGGCCGATGGGGACGATGGGTTCGATGTGATCCACCCGCACCTCTTTCTGGGGAACCAGCTTGAGGCACGCGGAGCACCGGTGCAGTTTGCAGGAGCGTCCGGTCTTGGGGTTGATGCCGTGCTCGACGAAGGCCTCCTTGATGACCTGGTATTTCACCGGCCAGCGGGCACCGCGGAGCGCGGAGAAGATGAAGGCCTTCATCCGGGCAAGGGTCCATTCGCCCCCGTTGTAGGGACGCTCAACCTTGCTGTTCCGGCGCTTCGGTTTCCTCGGTGGTCCCTTGGCCTTCCTCATGGCCATAGGGTGACACAAGGCACCCCGTCCTCCAAGACATCCTCGTCGGTGTAGCCCTTCGCTTTGAGCTCGGGAGTTAGTTCCGCCAAGCCGAGTTCGCGCCCGTCCGGGTCATAGCAGTCGGTGGAAAATCCACGACACTCATTGAAGCCGTTCCCTTCAGGATCACGGGACAGGACGACCAGTGCCATCGGGTCCTCCTCTTTGAGTATTTCGATCAGTTCCGCGACATTCATGGCTGGATTGGCAGTGGCTGGATGGTTTCCATGGTGGTTGTTGGTGAAAAAGAAAGTGGGACGGGTGACTAGCCTGCCACCCGCCCCGGTTGTCTTGCGTAGGGGGATTCGCACCCCCAACCGTTCGATTATAAGTCGAATGCTCTACTATTGAGCTATGCGCTTTTGCAGCCTGGTGCCCCTCGGGCGACAGCATCCTTTCGAACCTGATCTCCATGCTCTACCACTGAGCTACTCCGACGATGATCAACCCACCGTGATGGGCTGATGGCGTCGGAGAGGGGATTCGAACCCCCGGCCTGGATTTGGATGGATGCCTGCATTCGGTGGCGGGCTGCGGTTGGGTTGAGCCTCGGGTAAAAAGCCTGAAGTGAGTGAGCCTCATTTCCAAACCTTAGCCTGAGCCTCGGACCCCGTTAGGGGCTACCCGAAATCATTGATGGGAATTACCCGAAAATGTAGGTGAAGATGGCATCGCCAATCTTGTTCTTGCGATCCACCTCCGCGGTGTTCGCCCGTGAGCGTGCCGCACGGATGGCGCGAGTCAAGGACTCGATGCGGTCCAGCACCGCCGCCTTGTCGGCAGGCGTCATCATCCCCGACCACTCCTGGGTGGTGATGGTGCCGGTCTTGATATCCTCGTTGAACATCTGGACCTGTGCCGGGTGCTCCTTGGTGGCCTCGTAGGCAACGAATGCCTTCGGCACCTTCTTGGTCCGGTCCCGGTTGACGATGCGTGCCTGGAACACCCCTTCCCCGGCCGCAGGATCGGCCTGGAAGCCCTTTGCAGGGTCGAGGGTGGGAATGGCCTTGGCCAGCTCCAGCAGCTCTGCCATGCGCTTCTGTAGCTCCAGCAGCGAGGTGGCAGGCACCGCCTTGAGTAGAACCGATCCGTCGTCCAGCTCCACGTCCGCACGGGCAATGGTGTTGGTCTCGGCAATCTGGTATTCAAGGTCGAGAGCCTTGGTCAGGTGTCCCTTGATCCACTGGATCTCCTTCGAGACCGTGGTGTTGATGTCCGATTGTTCCTCAACCACCGGCTCCGATCCCTCGGTGCTGGAAGTGAAGGTGACAATCTTCCGCTCGAACAGGTGTCGCTTCTTGTCGAAGGTGGACTCGAGTTCCTTGCGGACCTTGTTGGCCTGGGTCTGTTGATTGCCCTCTACGGCCAGTAGCTCGTGCAAATGCATGATGGTTGTTGGTTTGGTTGTTTAGCTTGAGAGTGGTGCATGGCGAGCGGTGATCAGCCGCCTCTTCGCGTGCAAGGGTTACGGTAATCAAAGCCGGATGCCTTGTATCATCCCCCGGTGCCGGGAGGCCATGCGTTTTAGGTGAAACTAAAAGGTTGGAAGCTCACTCGCCGGGAGCAGCGGGTCCGGATACCTACCGACCACCCCGAACACCAAGGCCGAAGGCCTCAACCGGACAAAGCAGGGAGTCTTTCCGTAGTGCCGGGGGATGTTCTTTACCAGGTCCCATGCGGTGCCGGTGTCGGGACAGGTTACAATCAGGTCCTTGCCGTGGATGACTGGCTTGCACTCCGGGAAATGCCCGAGGATGCGGAGGATGTCGGCGGGAAGGAGGTTCATGGTTTTGTTGAACGGATGGTCGCAGCCAACCCTACGGGTGGCTGGACGTTCTGTTCGGCTGACATTTGGTGCTCGTGCGCTTGTGTTGCATCCGACTGATGCGCTCCTTGAATACACGCCCGCAGCGATCACACACCCATTGCTTGTCGGGCTTGTTCTCAGCATCGGGGAATAGAGTTTGGTATTGGTTGATCGCATTACGGATCGCCGGCTCAACAGACTTAGATTTGCCACGTTCCCATTCATCACCCCATCCGATGTAATCGAGGTGATCCACGGCATCGCAGAGCGCATCACCCAAAAGCCGAACAAGGCCGTCGCTGCCAACCTGCGGTTGGCTTTCTTCTTTCGTGGGGTCAGACATGGTCGGGGGCTTTGTTAGGGTTGGCCGCAGGTGGCAGGACAGCGGCGTTCACGGTTGATGTCGGTCTCTAGCCATCTCCTTGAGTTCATCTGCCATGGTGTGGCCGAGGAAGTCCATTTCAAGGTGGTCGATCAGGTAAAGCAGCGTGTCGAGGTCATCCCCGCAGCCGGAGTTGAGCTGCGCCGATTCCAATGCGTCGAGCAGGCGTTCGTGGTCTTGTTTCATGGCCATGCTTTTACAATGAACCCGATGAGGTTCACTAAAATCCAACCGACCATTCCCACCATGATCAATCCACCCGGGATTGAAATCCCCGTGTCTGCTTCATCATGACCCATGGCGAATCCGGCGATGAGAACCAGAAGGATGGTCAATGCGGCACAAATCCCGATGGCTGGGTTGGAAATATCAATCATGACTCCTCCTGTTTGACCGGCTGATGGAGCTTGAAGGCTCCACGGCTCCACCGATGCAGGGTTCCGTGACCATTGGCTTCCGCCATCTTCTTCAGCGTCTTGCTGAAGCGTGGCATGGACACCTGCTGCGGTTTGCCTCCACCCACCATCATCTTCACCTCCGGGATGTGGTCGAGGTGCTTGGCTGTCTTGATGTAGGCCATGTGGTATCGCGCTGGAAGGTCCCCGCACTTCTTGAGCAGCTCGAGTCCCTTGGACCAATGGGCAAAGCGTTCTCGAATCTTCGTTGCTGCGGCACGCTCTTCCCCGGCAGGAGGGTTTTCAAGGAAGGTAGCCAGTTCCGTGCAGGTCATCCCCTTGAGGCTGAATTTCGGCAGTTTGTTCATGGTTCGGTGGATACGATGATTCCGCCGGTCTTGAGCGGCTTGATGGACGTGATGAGGGAATCGGGAAGATCCTTGTGAAACCTGTTGAGGCTGACCCCTTTTTCAATGAAAGGCCCTCCTTCCGGGTCCCAGTAGATGATATTGTCAGGCTCACCTCCAAGACGGCAGTAATGGGCCTTCGTGCAGCTCACCTTCCATTTGTTGCCGCGGCGGGACTCAAACCACGTCTCATGGCCGTAGCGGTTGCGTGTAAAAATCTTCATGGTTCTTCGGATTGTTGGGCTAGATCGCTCTGGTATTGCCTACAGATATGCGAAAATCCGCAAAAGAATTTGCAATAGGTGGACTCGCCCGGTCGGGCTTGGATGATCTGGTCCGGCTTTTTGAGTGACTCGGCTTCAGCCAGTGAGTCGCAAACCTTGCTGGCCCGCTTGGCTCCGGGCTTCATGAGCGCATAGGTGTCGGGCTTCTTCCAGCGCTCGTCATCCGTGCAGGGACGCGGCCTGCCGGCCTTGGCTGCCACGTGGTCGGCGATGGTTTCGTTGAAACGCTTTTCCGCATAGGCCGGGTCGAAGTCGAAGACGAAGGAAGTGAAGGCGGTCTTGGGATAGGTCGGGTTGACGACGGACTGGAGGTAGCTCCATGCCCGGTCGAAGTAGTTCACCGCGACGACATTCACCGGTAGCCCGTTGTGGCTTGCCAGCAGACCGTTCATCTGGGCTTGGTCGTGGTGCTCTGGCTTGGCTTGGTCCTGCACCTTGGCTGTCACCTTCCAGTCGTGGACCTCACCGGGGACATACAGGTCGATCTTCCCTCCGATGGTCAGGCCATTGATCTGCTTGTAGAAGCGAACCTCTGCCAGTTCGCCAGCCTCCTTGTCCACGTGGTTTTCCAGCACATTGTGGACTCCGGTTCCGAACACCGACATGGTGGCTGCGTATCCGCTTTCAACTTTTCCACCCTTGGTGGCCAGCCAGGTCCTCTGTGGCGGACTCAGAAGCTGGGTCACGGTGTAATCCGAGACCCCGGGGTCGTAAGCATCATTGGCGATGGCGCGGGCGAACGGGGCGGGAAAGCAGGTGAGTCCTTTTTTGACGATCATGTGGAGGAGAGGAGAAGGTGATTCACTCGAAGACGCCAGCGCGAAGCGCTTTGGCCGGAGTTAATGGAAAGCAGCGCCAGCAGGTGCCAGCGCTGCCCCGGTTGATTCACTGCTTGTCGATTTGGAAAAGGAAGTTTCCTCCCTCGCCGCTGGTCATGAACTGCGGCATTTTCCCATCCCATTTCTCGGCCTTGGTGCGTTCCGCCTCGGCCTTGATCTTTTGGATGTCGAGGTTGACCAGCTTGATCCGTTCTTCGGCTGCCGCGGCAAATTCCTTGGCGGCGGCGGCTTCACCCTGTGCCTGCGCCAGAAGGCGCTTGTTCACCTCGTTCTGCTCGGCGGTCTTCTGCTTGGCCTGCTCCACCGCCATTTCCGCAACGTAGGCGCTGTTGATCGACTGCTGGATCTCGGGTTGCTCGAAGGTCATGCCTTCCGCCAGGCCAATGCTGGTGATGGTGATGCCGAACTCCTTGAAGTGCTTCACCACGTCCTCGCGGAGCGCCTCCACAATGGCTGCTTTCGCGGTTTTGGATTCCTGTAGCGTCAGGCTGGTGAATTCACCGTGCAGGACCGTGTGGACCCGTTCTCGAACGTTGCGGTCCATCACTTCGGACAGGTCATCACCCCGGTAGTAGTAGAGGTATTTGGCGGCGTCGGTCTCCTCGATGAAGGCCGACACGTTCACCCCGACCGAGAATCCGATGGAGTCCTTGGATTCGACCCCGAAGTCACGGGTGTCATTGGACGCTTTGGGGTTTTCCGAAAGGGAGGTGATCCATGACCGCGTCACCGGTGTCCGGTTGACGGTGAGGACCCTTACCGTCGGAATCCATTCCACGTTGTGATCGAACCGGCCGATCTTGCGCTCCCGTTGAGGGATGACGATGCGCTTGGCGGCAACCTGCGACTGCTTGAGGAATTCAACCGACTCCAGTTTTTCCTGGTTTTCGGTGCCGGCTTCCAGTGGGACCACGAAGGCGGTTTCGTTGGGGTTGATCTCCTTGATGGGATCGACCCGCACGGGCTTCATGCAGGAGGGCAGGCCAAGGCTGGCCAGCGCCAGCAGGATGATGGTGTGTTTGTTCATGCTTTTTGTTTTTTCGGGAGGATGGAAAAAAGGACGCCCGAGAAGATCAGGGCGTATCCCGCGATGCGGGTCAGTTGGCAGGCTCTCGCCCACAGATCCATTTCGGCGCGGGCTTGGAGATAATTGAAACCGGTCTTGACCTGGTCGGCTGCGGCCGATGCCTCTAGCCCGGTGGCGGCAGGAGTGGCAACGGTGGCAACAAACCAGAGAATGACGCCGATGGTAATGGTTAGGAGGTGTTTGAATTTCATTCAGTGGAAGTGTTTAGCCTGATGGCGGACGAATCGTATTACATTTTGAGGCGGGATTTCCTCCATGGCGGCACGGGTGAGCCATTGCTCGATAGCCTCGAATCCCCGCAGCTCCGCAAAGGTGGCCAGCGTCGTCGTGGCGGCGTTTGTCGGCTTCTCGTGGAACAACCTCCACCAGACTTCCGCAACGCGCTCACGAAGCTCCTGGTGGGCTTTAAACGCAAGCAGGGATTTCTCGACCTTTTCCTTAGGGCTCATAGCTTCCTTTCAGCTCTTCAGTCAATTCCGGGAATTGCCCCGATTCCTCGCATTCATCCCAATCCTCGTCGTTAGCCCATGCCACATGGACATCATCGAACCCGAAGCAGAACTTGGTGGCCAGCCGTAGCATTTCCATCGGCTGGATCGAATGGTCCTGGAAGACTGCAATTCCGTTGACGTAAACGGCACACCAGCCATCGGCTTTCAAATACAGCGCTTTCATTGCTTTAAGGTCTTGTTCGGGCTCTTGCCGTGCGCTTCAAGGCAGCGCCGGCACACCGTCAATGCACCGGGGTCATCCATCAGCTCACCCTTGCCGGTCGATCCCGCACCGCCGCACCAGAAGTTGTAGCTCAGGTGCCGCACCTGGTCCCGCTTGTCACTCGTCCAGTGGACCAGCCCGGAGCGGATGATGTGCACCATCTTCGTGTTGTAGCTCCCCGAATTATGGTTCGACAGGTAATACGGAAGGCACTCCGACAGGTGGGTGGTGGTCGGTGCCAGATACGGGTTGATCTTTTGGCGCTGCAAGACGGACTTCATTTCGAGAGGGATTCCTTGAGATCGGCCGGGACGAACTTCATCAGCCGGGCACGCAGGTTGCGCGGCACCGGGTAATCCTTCACCCCCTTGGGGCCTTGGTCGCCAGGACGGGTTTCGAATTCAGCAGGTGCCCCCTTGTCGTTCTCAAGGAACATCAGGACCCGGGTGGCGCATTGCTTGCGGTCGTTGCTCCATACCGGGCTGAAAAGCCATGATGCGGAACGATTGGTGAAGTTGTCGGTGAAATCACCGGCAAGGTCCGCAATGAGACGCTCCTGGATTGGGCTCATGCCCTTTCGTGGAGCGGTTTTCCCCATCGGCAAAACGGCATGGCCGGCAAGACAGCAGGAGGTGCCGCAATGATTGGCGAAGGTATCCATGTCCAGGCTTGGTCCTACCTCGTCGAGAATGCGAATGGCTGCCACCGCAAGGCGTTGTTCTTTTGATCGCTTCATTATGCAAATTGCTCGAGTTGTTCACGGAGGTCCTCCGGCACCGGGTAGATGTCGGTGGCCTCGTAGTCCTCGGTGTCCTCTCCATTGAGCCACATCAGGCAGCGAACCCCGCATTGATCGCGGTCATCCGACCAGTCCGAGTCGAAGAGGAATGGCGGGATGTAGTTTGCAGAAGCAAAACCAGAAATCTCTTCATTGTCTCCGGCAGAGAGCACCGGTTTCTCATGCTCAATGGCATACATGTGACCGACCAGACAGCAGGCGGTGCCGCAGATGTTCGGGTCTGCCCAGCCCATCCGTTTTTCAACTCCCTTGTAAGACACCCAGTATTCCATCCTGAAAGGCATACCGGTGCCGGCAAGGATTTCCAAGGCAGTCCGTGCCACCAGTGAGCGAAGCTCCTTTTGTTCGAGTGTTTTCATGACTCTACTTCCTTGTAAGCCGCTAGAATTGCTTCACGGATAGTCTTCTTCCACTCGTGCTTTTCGATGAAGAAGGTGGTTTGGATGTCATCCGGCGGATTCTCGGGCACGTTTTGCATCCCCGTTCCACTTACGGCCCAGTGTCCGAAGTCATCGGAAATCAAAGCGGAGCCTTCCTGGGTTTCCAGCCAGTCAATCAATTCGGTGTCGTTCATGGTTAGAGGATGATGGGAAAGTTCTCGGCGTTCTTGCCGTCAGGCGTCCACTTGAGCTGGTGCAACGGCTTGCCCTTGCGGGCGGAGTTCCACGCCTTGATGCACAGCGCCATGAGGTGCCACTTGTCGAGCTTCGCCTTGTTGATCGAGTTCGACACCAGCCGCTCGCGCAAGGCCAGCCACGGGCTTCCTGCTTCCAATCCCACACCCTTCAGGGTGGCGGTGATGAATACATCCGCCAGCTCCGGGTCCTTCTTTGAGAACAGGTAGTGGCAAGAGTCAAGGATGGAGCGGTTGACGAATCCCTGGCACTTGAAACTCTTGGCGCAGGTTTCCCGGATGTCGGGATACTTGTCCAGCAGGTCCTGCAACTGGCCGTTGGTGTAGCTCATCTTGTAGCCCGCCTTGCCCGCCATGTAGGTCTCCACCATTGCCAGCGCGGCTGCCAGCCGGGTGGTGTTCTGCTCGCCCGCCGCAGCGAAGGTGTCGGACCCGCTGCGGCGCTTGCCGATGTCCTTGGTGTGGAAGGTCTCGGATTTGAGCCCGTCCACCACGAAGGTGCGGATGGACACGCCCGACAGGATGACCGCCTTCAAGCGGTGCTGTCCGTCTATCAGACGTTCGCCGTTCAGGCAGATGGTGTCCCCGTTGAGTTCCCAGCGTCCGCCGGCCATTTCGTCGGCCAGCTCCTTGACGTGCTTCTCGTTGATCGGCCGGTTGCCGACGTTCTTGTATTTGAGCACCTTGGCAGCCCACGCGGGGGTGATGGTGCGGAGGTTCGATTGCGGTGTCATAGTGATGCGATGAGTTCTTCCTTGGTGGGAAAATACAGGTCCTGCCTGTGAATGTTGGAAAGGCCATGCTTGGCACCGTAGTGCCGGTAGCAGATGGTTGGCACCGGAACACCCTGAGCGTCAGGAGTCACCGCCACGGTAATGTCGTGGATTTCCACTTCTTCGGGCTTATTCTCAATCATGATCCAGACCCGATGGCGGATGTCGTATTTGGTGATGAGTGTCATTGCTTGTGAATGAGAATGAACATGGCCGTTTCGGACAAGGCTCCGGCAGCAAACAGCCAGTAGCGGTAGTGTTCCCAGCGGCCCAGCAGGAGGGCTCCTATGATGCCTCCTGTGAGCAGGCAGGAAAGGATTAGCAGGGTGAAGATCATGGTTGCTTAGAATTGCCCCCAGTGAGGGTTTGCTTCTTCCCATGCTTGCCGATGATTTTCCTCCTCTTGGATGGCTTCTTCTTTCTCGAGCTTTCTTGCTTCATCCAGGATTTCCAAGAGGGAGAATTTTGTGAGCACGGCATCTCCATCCTTTTTAATGGATTCTCTGAGGACCTTGATGAGGATGTTGGTTTTCATGGCTCCTTGTGCTTCTCGGCTGTCTCCAGTTCCTCGAACGGGATGAGCCACTCCTGGCCTTCCTTGTTGCGGCAATTAACCATTCCTCCCATTTGGAAACGGGGTTCGGTGATCTGGACGAACTGCTTCTCGTTGGTCGCGAACCAAGGGTAGGCTTCCTCACTCATGGCTATAGGTTCCTTGTCGTCCATGTCCTTCATCCTTCCAGCCCGAAGGGCTACCAGTCCCCGTAGTCTTCGTCGAATTCCATGCCACCGTGGTGCTTCTCGAACACCGAATCCAGATGGGATTCAAGGGCACGGAAGGCCTGGTGGGTTGGGTTGAGCATGCTCATGTGGTAGTCCATCCGCTCCTTGGTTGGAAATCCTCGTGGATCGAATGCCAGCGGAGGCGCCTCCTCCGGTCGATAGTAAACTTGTCCGGCAACGGTCTGTCCGGGCATCACGTAATGATAGTTTCCGCCTTCGTCCTCCCACATTCCCCGATAATTGCCACGATCAGGCTCGACCTGTTGTTCGGTGAATTGAGGGACACCAAGGGCATCCCGCAGGTGGGACTTCTGGCCCTTGATGACGTGGAAGCCAGCTTCCTTCCACTCGTCCCAGCTCATGGCGGTGTCGTCAGGGTTCATCAGAAGGGTGGACCGGATGGGCCGGTGTAATGAAGAATGCGGACGGGGAGATTCGGGTGTTCCCTCCGGATGGCCCTGCCAACCATCTGGGCGTGTTCCAGCTCCTTCCAGATGGTGTGGGCGCTCCAGCTTTCGTTTGGTTTGGTTTCCACCATGTAGGGGTAAATGGCTCCCTTTGTGGTTTCAACAACGTCGATGTATTCAGTCAGCTCAAGCTCGCTCCACCAATCCATGACCCCTTCATGGACCAATTCCATGGCATGGGCGTATTCTTTTCCAGCATCCTCCGGCCAATTGGTCGGGTCGGTCATCTCGAGAAAGTACTGGCGAGCGGTGTATGGTGGTCGGCTCATTACCAAGGTGGGGTTTCAGGGTTGAGGTCTTCAAAGGATGGAATGTCATCCATCAGGTCGGGATGATCGTAGTGCTTCGGGTCTTCCGGTTTCGGGTATTTGGATCTGGGTATCCCCTCGGGTTGTTCTCCTGTCAGGAATCTCTCCAGAGAATCAAAGCCTTTCCCTTTCGCCCTCGAGTCCAGGTCATACCAGGTGCCGGTGACAGGCCAGAAGTCCGTGAGACGTTTGCCATCTATCAACCGGTAGTGTCCCGAGTGGAATCTCTTCAAAGTCCAATGTGGATGCTTCACAAGGAAACCACCAACCAAGGATAGGAACTTCAACTTGAAGGTCTCCCGCTGGGATTCGGTTGGTTTCTTCCTTGGTTTCATCTGCCAGTAGGAGCAATCGGACGGGTCGTAGTAAACCAGCCCAACCTCACCCGGGTGGTGGACGGTTGCTATACGGCAGAGTTCGGCCATTGCAGCCGAAACCCTACCGCTCGAACCTCACCCGTAACGGAGCCACGGAGAAAAGCGTATAGACCGGGGATTGCTTTGCGGGACAAGCCTGCTCGCAGCCCTGCAAGCAGGACGCCGGACCCCATGAGTAGCCGAAGGGCTGTGGTGGTAGGAACGGCTTCAAACCCCATGGAGCATTCACACTGAGACGTGGTGCTGTCACCGCCACGCCATCTCCCCTTCATTTGTCGTCAGGGGGAGACCCTTGTGATCTTCCGGTGGGTCGGGTGCGGTCGCTTTGAACGTTCCTTCCTTCCTTGTTATGTGAAGTGGTGCTTCCCGGAAGAAAAGCAAAACCCCGATCCCAGTATGCGGCCAGGAATCGGGGTTCGCGTCTTGAGCTTTCCTCAAGAGGGAAATTGGTCCGTTCTCGCCGCATGCAAGGAACGTGGGTGAAACTACCCGATGCCGGCACCGGTGCAAGCTTCTTTTCTTTAGCCGAAGCTAAAGGCTATTCTTCCTCGTCCTCACCCTCTTCAAAAGGCACCCACACCCACGCCTGCACGTAGGCTCCCGGGTCATCGCCACGGGAGACCACCGCGTCATCATCCACGTCCACGTTGCCGGTCAGGCCGTAGCGCTTGCGGGCCATCTCCCGGATGTTCTCGTCGGTGGGTTTCATTCTTCTTCCTCCTCGTCCACGTCGCACTCCGGGTCGGTGTCGATTCGCAGTTCACCGATCATGATTTCCCCATCCCAGTCGTCTGAATCATACCCGAAGCACTCGAACGGCCGGTCAAAGGCCAGGATGTGGCCTCCACGCACCGGGGTAGTGTCCTTGACTGCGCAAACCCCGATGAGGCCGGCGTCCACCTCGTATTCCCGTCCAAATTGGTCACGGTAGGTTCCGTCACCCCACTTGGTCGATGAGAACCATGCTTGGATGCCATGTTCCGGCAGGTTGACGGTTCCGCACCAGGTGTTTGCAATGGCATTGCAGACGGCCGACCATTGATCCCGGTCTTGGATCAGGTAGCAGAGATCCCCGACGTAGTAGAGGCCGGGAGGAAAGGTGGTGATGATTTCGGTTTTCATTTGGTTTGGATCAAAGGCTCGAACTCCTCCTTCAGCGGAACCGACGAAAGCTCGTAGTCCACATCCAATTGGTTCCACTCGGCCTGCAAGCGGTCGATTTGGGCCTTAAGATTCTTTTGTCGCTGGATTGCCCAATGGCGCTCCAACTCGTCCATGTTGGCCTCCAGCCACGCATAGACTGGCAGCTCTCGGTCTTTGCGTGTGTTGATCCAGTAGGACTCCAAACGGGCCTTCATGGTGGCAACCACGTCCCGCAGCAGGGTGCTGGAGTCAATGCCAGGGTCCTCGTCTTCCGGCCACGTTTCACTGAGGAAATGGACACCGGTGAGTTCATTGTCCAAGCCGCGGATGGAAACCTGCACCTGCACGTCCTTCGGGTGAAGGAAGTCGTAGGAGCCTTTGGAGATGGAAATGTAGGTTTTCATGCGGGGTTGCCCTTGAGGCGTTGTTCGAGGTGGTATTGGACGATGTTGCCCTTGCCGGCGAGGATCAGCTCGATGGGGGCACATTTGATGGCAAAGGAGCCATTGGGGGTGGCCAGCCATTCAATGCGGGACTTCCGGTTCGGCCTGAACCGCGCCAGCAGCTTCTTGAGGTGCTGCCCTCCCATGGTGTCATCGGCTTTCATGGCTTTAAGGACCATTCGATGAATTCCGGTGACAAATTGCCTTCGTGGTCAAATACACGGGCTTCATTGTCTTTGTAATCGACGTAAAGCGGCCATGGGTCACGAGAGTTCAAGGGCCTCCACAAATCGAAGCCACCTTTGTTGTTCCGGAACAGGCTGATGTTGCTGATGGCAATGGAACCATCATCAGGGTCTTGGTAGATCTGGAATCCTGCACTGGTGCCGAAGTGCTCCAGCCGGAGGTTTGGTGGCGCGGAACGGTTGTGAATGAGCAATGAGAGCCTTCCCACGCATTTCAACAGGCTGGCTTCGTTGAAGAGGTCCCGTGGTATCACGCGTTGGTATCCCATGGCTTTTCCAGTTGGAGTTCATCGAAGGTATAGTAGGCCACCGTCAGGGTGGGGTGGGCACCGGTGACGCCAACCCGGATGAAGGTTCCTTCCGGAATTTCATCTGGAAAGACGGTGGTGTATTCCACGTCAGGCCATGGCTGATGATCCCTCCAACCCTTGTCGAGCGGAGGGTAGATTTCAAACCCATGCACGGTGCCGGTGCCGTGCGGGGTGTCGATGATGTCGCCTGCTTTCATGGGTTGAGCGCTTTGCGGATTTGTCCTGCCAAATGACATTGAGGGTCTAGTCCCCGGAGTGCCCTATCCAGAAGGTCCTTGTATTCCCGGATCTTCGGCAGGATGGCTGGACGGATCTTGGAACCCAACGTAAGCCCGAGTTCCTTGCCTACCGCGTGCGGGTCCCACTGGTCCTCAACCAGCAGTTGCGCCTTCTTCCACAGACGCAGGGCTTCAAGTTCGTCCTGTTCGCCGGGGAGGACTTCGCGGACATGCCTGCATTCCTTCCGGCTATTGCACGCCGCCTCATCTGCGTCTTCCTTTGATGCGAAGAACTCCGGCCGGTGCTCGCAGATGTTGATCCACCACTCCCGCGGCTTCACGGGTTCCGGTTCTGCCGGGGGCAGGTGGCCGACGAGGTCCGTGCGGTCCCTTTCTTTACTGCTACGGGAAACCCCTTCAGCGGTATAGTAGGTGAGGATGAGTTCCTTGGAGTGCGGGTCAGGGACTTCAGCGATAACCGGATAGCCGGGCTTCGCGGCGTCGATGCAGCGGACGTGGACGGTTCGGCCATCGCGGGTCTTGTTCGGCCCCAGTGGCACGAGGACCGGCTTGGGTGGCTCCGGTGCCTTTTCTTCCTCGATGTGGTTTTCGGTCCAGAGGATGAACGACTCCTGTAATTCAACATGGCTATCCTTTCCATAACGCCAGCGGCCATTGTTGAACCTGACCCTGCTGAACCTGACTTGCTCGAGGGCGTTAGTGGTGAGGGCGAGGATGATGGTGCCGTCCTTGGGGGCGGTGCTGATGTGCTTGAGGATCATGGATTGTTTGATTCGAGTTCTGCAAGAAGTGCATCGGCCGCATCTCTTGCCAGGCGCGCAAATGGACCTTTGGATGGAACATCCGTGAAGCCATGGATTTGGGCTGCCAGCAAGCCCTGCAAACAGGCAGTGGCGATGTATTCCCGTTTGGTTAAGCCGCAGTGGTATTGGCTCTGGTGCATGGATAGATTTCCATTTCCTTGTCCTGGGTTGCTCATGTTTCCTGTGGGTGGTGTTTCTTTTGCGTTGTGGGGTGCCTGTGGCTGCGTTTCTGGTGGCTTCCCTGTAGTGTGCCTGCGGATGGCGTCGCTTCGCTCCTGGTGGCTCCTAGGGGCCTTTACGGCGAATTCCTTGATGTGGTGTCATTGCGGCGGCAACAGCAACTCGTAGGGGTTGCCATCGAACAAGGTGGCGAGCGGCACAAAGGCCGAATCACTATTCTCCTGCCGGTTCACCGCGCACAGCACATCCACCGGTTTCCCGGAGTCCTTCCAATGGCAGAGCATGAGGCACAGGTTTCCGTCCCGGGCCGCGGCATTGATGGTGTCGAGGTTCTTCCGGTTACCCGGGTTGATCTTGGTGCGTGGCTTTTTCATTTGATGATAAATTGGTCGAAGCGCTTCGGTCCCACCACCGTGTATTCATCCTCCCCGTAGCAATCCTCGTCGAAGTCGTCAGGGGTGCCTTCGGTGAGGTAGAGGAAAGCCCGTGCGGCAAACTGCTTCTTGTCGTCAGGCCAATACTGACCGAACAGGAAATCCCAATCGCGAGAGTCAGCGCCTCCACCAGCTCGCATTGGCATGGTCCGGTTGGAATATTGCATCCAGCGCTCTCCATCATTCACGTCGTTGATCACGAAGGGAGCGTGACCGAGTGCGCAGCAGGAAGTTCCGCAGATGTTAGCCACTTCGAAAGGAGCAGGTACTACCTTGGAATGGGGATTGAACGCGAAGCAATCCATCTCGAAGCTCACCTTGAACTTCCGGGAGAGCAGGGCCTTGGCCAGACGGGCGAGGTTGCTCCGGCGTTCCTCATCGGTGTATTGTCGTGGAGTGGTCATGGGTGGTCGTCGAGGATGGACCTGCCGCTAACCAGCAGGATGGCGATATAGGGCGTCATATAGCGTTCATCGGCAAAGATCATCCCGTGGAGGAATGCTTGTTCAACGGTTCTGGCTTTAACCGATCCGGTTTTGATGCCGCTATTGGCAAGCAGGTCCCGCAACTTCACGGAAATTTCGTGGTGGCTGATTCTTTCAGTGGTCATGGGTCTCCAAGGTATCCCTGCCCGTGAAGCATGGGCTTTGGTATTTGAATGAACTCGGCATTGTCAGGAAGGCGTTCCCGGAAATGGGATGGAATCTCTCCCTGGCACCACAGGTTGGAGGTCTGGAACTCCTCACCGGTGCCGAGCATTCGTATTCCGAAGGTTCTTCCGCCGCAGCCTTGTCCCTTGTCACCTGCCTTGCCCATCCAGTGGACTCCATTGATCCGCAGGGCATGCTGTTTTCCGATCAATTGCAGGAAGTGGTTGCAGTGATGGCAAATGCCCCTCTCAAGAAGCAGCGTCTTCACCGGCTCGCTGTAGTGGGTGCTGAAGATCGACCCACATTCCTTGCAGGGTTCATCGGGAATGCCGTTCTTCTCTCGAAGCTCGGCTTCAGTCTCATAGCCGGCCGACATTGAGGAGTAACCCTCGGTGTTGGGCCAGAACTTCGGAGGGTCTTCCCGGATCTCGGATTTCCGCTCCGGCCAATCGTGGTAGCAGCAAAGGTAGAACATAATGGGAAAAAGAAAGCCTCCGGAGGCTCATCGCCTCACGGAGGTATTTCTTGGCTGCGCTGCGTGCTTAAGCGCCGGTGCCCATGACAGGGCGAGCTTCGTCCAAATTGGACGTGGCTAATTTAGCAGGCAACAGGCCAAGGACAAGCATTAGTTGCAACTAACGTTTCACAAGTGCTTCATTGTAAGCGGTTACACTGGAAGGGGGAAATTCGGCAAGTCCTTACCTAGCACCCTGAACCCAGCCTTTTGTAAGGGGTTTCAAGTGCCACCTGCACCATCAGGCAGGGACTCCTGCACGGTCATTCCTCCTTCGGTGGTTCGTATTTGCGGCAGAATTCATGGAACGGAAGGGACTCCTTGGCTTTGGACACGTCTGCCAGCGTGTTGAGGTCGCCATGATCGTAGCCATTCCAGATCCTCACTCGGTTATCGGTCATGCACATCTCCACGACATCATGCTCGTTGTCGTCGAAACCGTTGATGACAATGCCGCTCGGAGGGACATGGAAGCCATACAGGTGCCCCAGAAACAAGGCCACCATGTAGCTCTCGTCATCCCACCGGCCGCGGCAGACCTCAAGGGCGTAGGCCGCATAGTCCCGGACCTTTGATCCGTGCCAGTGCCAGTAGAGGTCGATCCAGGACTCCAGCTTGCCGGTGCTGTCCCTATTGGTGATGTATAAATTTCCCCGGTCGCCCATGGTTTCAGGTGGTTGGTTCTTCATGCCGCCATGCGGCAAGCCTCTTCCAGTGCTCAAGGACATGTTGATGGACATTGCCCTTGGTGGTTTTCTCAAGTTGCTCAAGGGCTTGCTCCTTGAGCCATTGCAGGGAGCGTGGTGAATTCAAGAATTTCCTGACATCCCCCTCCACGTCGTATTGGGGATACAGGGTATCCTCCAGCTTCACGATCATGAACGGACCCTTGAGCCGCCGGGTGCGGCGGATGATGTCCAGATCAGCACAGCCGGCCTGGAAACCAGTGGTCCCTTCCTTCTTCGCCACATACTGGAAGGCAGCCACCGCAGCCATGCTCATGGCATAGACGACGGTGCCGTAGTCGTGCTGTCGTTCGGTCAAACTGTTGATGTAGGCGACCAGCTCCTCGATGGAGTCAGGCCAGGGAACCTCCGCGTCACGGAGGGCGAATTCAGCGGATGGATTATCGTTGTCCATGGTTGTGGTTGGTTAAAGAACAATGCGATGGCGCTTGGCCGCGTGCTTGATCAGCTCCTCGATCAGGTAGGACTCGAAAGCCCGCGACTCGTCGGAATACCCGGAAACGTGCGAGCGTTCCTCCATCAGCACCGTGAGCAGGAAGAACAGGCCCCGGTCGAATGCCCTGTTGGTCAGGTGGATCTTGGAGTCGTGGATGAAGGCAATGTTGTTGTCGTCCTCGTTGTCGACCAGTTCCACCGGAGCCGTCACCGGATACCCGATGGTCGCCATTACCTCCAAGGCCCGTTCCAGCATCATCGCCTCGTCCTCGGTTTTCTCCCGGCAGGCGAAGGTGGCTGACGGGTTGCGGCGCTTCATCAACCGTTGGATCTGCTTGGTGAGGGTGGTGGGTGCGTTGGTCCACAGGTTGTCTGCAACCTTCAGGAATTCCTGAGACCAGCTCCAGTCGAGGTCCACGTCATGCTCCCAGGCGCTCTGAGGAACCGTCATCAGCTCGCGGAGTAGTTTTTCATCCTTCACATACTGGCACCACGCCAAGCCAATCTGACCATGGACGACACTCGGATGCTTGATGGTTCGATCTTCGGTCAGCTCAATCGTCTGGAGCATGTTGTAGGACCAGCGTGAACCGGCAATCTCCCCGACCTTCACCCCGCGGTAGAAGATGGTCCCGTTGCCCTTGTGGACTTCCATGAGGCCGTCACAGACAACCAATGGCTCGCGATCACCCACAAAGTAGCGCTCGTGGTCCTTCAGGCACTCGATGACAGGCCCTTCGATGACGAAGGAGGTTCCATCCGGCATCGGATCGCCGGCATACCAGATCCCTCCCTCGTCGATTGTATTGCTGACCAATTCCCGGTAGGCCTGCCAAAGCTCCCAGTGGGAGCCCATGTGGGTCGTATAGGACAAGTCCTGCTCATTGCAGGTGACGCGCTTGAAATCCTTGCCGCGGAAATCCATGTCCCGGGTTCCGAATTCGTAGGTGACTCGCTCACCATTCTTGGAGGTCTCAACCCGCACCTTGTGGCCGGTGCGCAGGAGGATGGCGGTGCTGTGCTTCAGGCCGCTACCGAAAAATCCCAGCGGGTTCTCGGTTTCCTTGGCTGACAGGCCCACGATTTCCCAGGAAGCCGGGTCGATTTCGCCTCCGGTATGGAAAATGAGACTCTTGGTTGGTGTGGATGTATTCATAGGGGATTCAAGGAATGCTCCCGCCCGAAGGGCTCGTGGCAAGGAAGTGGAGGATGGTTTTGGAAAGCTCGGCAACACTCATGGATTGGCCGTTGCACACCATGATCAGCTTGGTCAGGTCGTCCTGCTTGGCATGCATGGCAGCCAGTCTCACGGCACTGCACGGCAGGTCCTCAAGCGAGGAAAGGAAGGTCATCCCGCGCCAGCCATCGCCGGAGGTGTGGAGCCACAGGCCATCCTTGCGGATGCCTTCCCATGATCCCTGGCGGTCCTTGAGGTAGGGAGTGTCGATGCGCCCGCATTCGACGTAGCGCTTACCCACCTTTCGATAGACGGGCTCTCTCGGGTCACGGATCATATTGGTTTCAACTAAAGATCTTCACCAGCAGGTGGAAGAGGATGACAAGGGCGAGTGCCCACAGCAGGCGGTTCATTCCAAAACGAAAACTTGCACGCCGGCCCTCTCGGGCGGAACCTCGGCGGCACGGGTGGTCAATTGCAGGTGAGTCCCATCACCCGCAGGGGCGGTCCATAGCCCCGGCTCTCTTCGGTTTCCTTCGCGGGGAAAATCAGGGAGCTTGTTTCAGCTCGGGGAAGGTGCGCTCGAAGGCGTCGGCAATTTCGGCGTGGCTCAGTTCTTGGCAATCCTTTCCATCATTCCATCCATCGGCATGGTGTTTGGTCACGCCATCAGGCCCAATCAGCATTGGCGAGCGACCTGGCCAACCATAGAAATCTTCCGCCATGTCATCAGGCGGAAGGAAGGCTCTATCACCCCATGTTTCCGGGCATTGATAGCCTTGGGCAATGGCGGAATCGAGAGCCACTGCGAGGCAGCAACGGCCGCCTCCAGAACTTCTCATGCATTTCCTTACTTTCTTTTGGTTGGCCCTCAGGTCCTTGAGGAACTCGCGGTTGCGTTCGATTTGCTCGGGAGTCATGACGGGATTGATTCGGTCTTGAGAAATGGTTCGCCATTGCGGTCGAGCAACGAGCACAGCCACTTGCGGTTGGCACCGGTGAGTTCGGCCTCCGGGGTGCGATTGACCAGGGCGTCACATAGCCATTGGTCCTTCGCATTCACCATGCCTTCAAGCAGCATGGCCCGGAGGCGCGTCACCACGTGGGAAGCGGGTTCCGAGGTAGTGTCCATCAGGTGAAGTAGGTGAGAATGATTGAAGCAACTAGAATGATGGCCCAGGTTTGCCAGCGGTTGAGACCCAAGCCGGCCCATGCCAGCCCGGCACCAATGAACATCATGAATAGGTGCTTCCAGGTCATCAGATGAGGTGGGTTGCCGGCATCTTCCGGTAGCGGGTGCCACGGCGGTGCTGGTCACGGGCGCGGCTCTTGTCCTCCCGGTGCTCTGCCAGCATCTTCTGGTGGCGGTCACGGGGATTCATGTTCTCCAGCGCCTGCTTTTCCCATTCCGGGTTGTAGGTGGCAGAGGAGACGACGTTCTGGCGGTTGGCGGTTGGTTTGGACATGGCTTTAGTGGAAAGCTTTCTTGATGCCTGCGGCATGTGCCCGGCGGCGGTTCTTGCGCTTCTGGCGCTGGTTGTGGCGGTTCCAGTTGATTTCCGCTGGCGAGCGATGAACAGCAAGCGGCCAGAAATCGGATGGCGAGCTGGCAGCCATTGCGGCGGCAGAGATAATGAATGTGTTGGGACTCATGGTAGTGGTTGGTTTTAGTTGCGGCTAACGGAAAAGGTGGTCCGCTTGAGGGCGGGAGCCAAGCCCATTTGCCGGAGCTTGCCAGCCTGCCAGCGGGTGAGGAAGAGGATCATTACCAGAGGTTGAGGACGTGTCCGATGGCATCGCACCTCATTGAGGCGGTGGCATCGCAGGTTTCGATGGGGTGGTAGGATTCGCGTTCAGGGGAGACGTTGAACCGCGTCAGAATCACTCCCAGATACAGGGCATACTCCCGGTAGAGTAGGATGTCCTTGTCCCGCAGTAAGGAAATCAGGTCCTGCACCCGGTTGAGGTCATCGGTGTAGCGTGGGAGCCGTTCGGTTTCCCACGGGGGAGAACCGGGCCTGACCCAGCAGGACGTGGCAACCAGCTTGGTCTCACGGTCCACCTCGCGGGTCCATGTCCCACCGGGAATCTCGAATTGGAACCTCCAGCCGGCAAACTCAGCCAGGGCAACGCGTTTTTCGATGTCGGTCATGGTGTAATAAGGAACAGGATGACAACCAGCCAGAGCAAGGGCCACACGATGGACAAGCTTGAAGCGAGGCATGCTGTGGCACGGGTGCTCATGGGATTGACCGGGTAAAAAGGAAAGGGGTGGCCGCACCTTCACCCGGAGATGCGGCGCTATGCACTACCCTTACATGAAGGAGGTTGCTGGAAGGCGGGAATTGAACCCGCTTTGTTTTTCACCTCACGTAACCGAGAACCTAGGAATCAATTACGACTTGGGCTCGTCTCCGTCCGAGCGGCTTCCAGCATTGCAAAAGGTGTCACCGGCCGGACTCGAAACCGGCTGTCCTCGCTCCACTCCACGAGGAGCGCAGGTGGTTGTGCTCGCGTGTCCTTCCACGCCGCGGTGACATTGAAAGTGGTTACTTGCTGGCTTGGAGCTTTTGCTGCCGGTCAAGCCAACGCGAGCAAGCTGCCCGGTATTGATTGCCATGCCAGTAAGTCCGGTGACTGAGCCAACGGATGAAATCTTCGGGAGCAAGTGAAAGGGCGGATGCTTCCTCCATGCTGCCGAGTTTTTTGGCCGGTCTTTTTCTCAGCTTGGGAGTCTGTTGCGGGTCCAGTTCATTGTAGGAACCGTCTTGCTCGAAGTAGCCTATGGGTTTCTTACGCATGGCATTGACCGTCTAAAAGAAAAGGGTAAGCCGGTCCATCCCCAATCGGGGACAGACCGGCCCGTGTTCCGGGGGTGAATCGCTTGTTCCAAGCTCATCCGCACTGGCGTGCGGCAAACACTTAGAACGGAGTGTCCGTGGCACCTTCAGCCGGCGTGAACGCGGCCTTGAAGTCGTCAGACTCCTTCAGGCGGTTGAACGCCTCGGCATCGACGATGTTCTTGGCGAAGATGTGCTTCACCTCGGCATACTTGCCGAAGTTCTTCGTCACCAGCATCAACTCACCGAGTTCGGCCGCACGGTCGAGGTAGAGCCCGGTCGTGAGGATGCGGTTACCGGCGGCAGCAGCCGCAGCCAACGCGGTTGGGCAGGCCGGGTCGAAGCCTTCCACCTCCACCGACTGCTTTCCGCCGGTGAGGATGTTGGGCTTCTCCACGGTGCGCTTGGTCACCGAGTGGACGATGCTGTATTCGCCCAGGTCGGCTTCCGGGATCACCTTCAGCAGTTCATCGAGGTCATTCTTGTCCTTGGTATGAACGATGGTCTTCATATTGCTCTCTCTTTCTTCTGTGGTTTGTGGGTGGAAGGCCAGGAACCCGATCACCTGACCGGATTCCTGAACCTCCCTGATCGCTTACAAATCCAGCCCGAAGGGCTTCACGCGCAAGCTGCACGGATTGCCTCATCGAGAGCCGCGGCAAAGGTGTCGCTGACTTCTTGCTCAAGCGTGCCTTTCTCCAGTTCAGTGCAAATGATCCGGCGAAGAGTCTCCTTGAGTCGTGGCGAGGCGTCCTTGGCCTCAAAACGGGGCTGTGAGCGAGGCGCGATGGCTTTCCGGATGGGAGTGCCAGTGGACACGTCAAAGCCCACCACGGCGATTGTGGAGCGCCGCACGCGATGCATCACCGAAACCCGGTGCTCACCCAATTCCGCCACCTCAAGGATAGGACCCACAGAAGCCACTTCGTTAGCCGGAACTAAGAGCATCTCAGGAGAGGTCCGAACCGGCTCCATCAGCGGCGAGCCGGAGACGGTGCCGCGCATCGAGCCGAACCCGTTCTTGTGCTCTGGCAACCAGTGACGGACGAGGCAGGTCGATTGCGGCTGCATCCATTCGTCACGGATTTGTGCCATGCGCTCCAGCTGCCGGCGCTTGGCGGCGTGGACGGCTTCCATCTCCACGTTGCCGTGGTGCTGTGCCAGTCCCTCAAGGCGGGAGTGGTAGTTGTGCTGTTCAACCAGTGCCCGCATGGTCGATTCAGAGCACACCTCGTTCATCGTGGCGGGCTTGGTGGTGCCCACGCTCACCGTGAACATCCGGCGTTGCCCTTTGCGGTTGTAGCGGGCTTTCACGGTGCAATTGGACTGCTCACCGGCAAACCAGATCAGCGCCACCTCATCGGAGCCCTCGTCGAACATTTCAGGGTCCAGCGGAGGATCAAGCGGGTCTTCATCCCGTGTATCGTCCTCGGCGTAGAACTCTTCCTCCTCGTTGAGGTAGTCCACCACTTCACCTTGTTCGTCCTGAACCTCGGTTTCAGCGGAACCACGCAACAAGTGGTAGTCCAGCTCGGACATCGTCAGCCGATTCTCGTCGTCCCCAATGCGGGTGAGCTGTGTCCCATCGAGGTAGTAGCTCGAATTGGTCAGCTTGGGATCTTTCTGCCAGCCCACAATGGTGAACCACTGCCCGCGGTGCCAGATGGTCTGGTAAGCAGGAATGATGTCGTTCTGACCCGTGAGAGCCTGCAAGATGGTGTGGGCTCCTCCGCGGATGTCCATCCCGAGACGCTTGGCAATGCGCTGCATGGCAATGTCGGGACCATCACTCATTATCGGTGCCCAGTTGCCGTCTTGCATGCCCAAGTCCACGGTGCGGCCGTCAGGGAGACGGCAGGCATAACGGGAGAGAGCGTGTTTCAGCGACTTCCCATCGGGCTGAACCAACGGGGGAAGCTCATAGACGGTGGCGTCCACCCAGACCTTCCGACCATCGACCAGTTGCTTGGTGGTCTCCTGACGGACGAGGGCTTGTGTCGCCCGGCGGATGACCCGTTGTTCCTCCTTCCACTTCTCCAGTTCGAGGATGCGTTGTGCGCTCCATGCGTAGGAGGCCACCACTTCGTCGTGAGACAGGGGATAGCCCCGTTCCTCACCGATAGCCCGGAGCTCCTTCAAAGAGCCTTCAATGACGCTCTGAGCGCCTTTGGGGAGCCATTTGCCGAACTTCCTCCGCATCATGTTCCACACGATGTCCTTGGTGAGCAGGTCGAGGTTCAACTCATCCTCTTCGGGAGGGAGCTTGCCTTGCAACGACTCCAGAGCCTCAAGGATGAGGTCGGGCAACGAGAACGAGGACGGAACCATCTCCGGGTTCAAGCCTCCAACGGTTTTCAATGCATGTTTCATGGTTTGGTAGGGAATTGCTATTTAGGCTGGTTTTTCGGGTAGAGGATTTCGACGATTTGTTGGCGGATTTCGGTGCGAGCTCGTGTGATCGCGAGGTATTGAGTCTCATCTGAAATATTTGCCTCAGCCGAAGTCACACCCTTAATCTGGCGGATTGCAGCGAGAATCAGAGCGGCACTTTCGTCGGATTGTTCCTTTTCAAGGACGACGGTGATTACGTTGGTTTTCATGGTATCAGGTGGATTGATTAGTGCTCCAGCGCGAAGCGCTCATCGGTGGTCCATTCGGTTGCAATCCGGATGGCGTGCGCCCGGATGGTGTCGCAATGGCAGCGCTTGGGAGCACAGTAGCAGTAGAGAGCCACCGAGCGACCCGCCACTAGGTGTTCAGCAATTCGGCGGATGCGCTTCCAGTGTGGGTGCAGCGGTTGGGCATCGAGCATGTCGGCGTATTGCTCGCAGACTTGGTCGCGGTCTTTTTCAGAACCCATCCAGAACGGATTACCCAAGCCTGCATCTACCATGGGTGGAATGAGCGGCATCTTGGGTGTCCGACCGCAGTAGAGGTGAAGGTCCGCCACCGGGTGATCCCGGCCGAACTTATTCACGGTAATGGCGAGTGTTTTCATGGCTTGAGCTTCTCAATGAGAATGACGGGGTGGATGAAGGCTGCATGGGCAGCGGTGGCAAGCCGGTGAGTCCCATCCGCATTGCTGCGAACCAAACCCAAGGCTCCTTCACGGGTGCGGTAGGTTTTCGTGCAATAGCGCCGGGTCGGAACACCGGAGACGTTGAACCACACGCAAATGCGGTCATACCTGCTGCGCTTCCTGAATGGATTGTGTGTCTTCATAACGAGTAGTGCTTTGTTCTTTGGTTCAGGCTGTGACGCACCTGACGACGTTGTGGCCATTGCCACGGAAAGCTGTTAAAACAGGACGCATGGATACGTCCAACCACCAAGCCGAAGGCTCGAATGTAATCCCCATGGGAGCCGTCATCACCACCCGGGCAGCCAAGGTAAGCTCCGCAGACTGGGAGATCATCAAAGCTCTATAAGGTTAGGAGAAGCGGGCGAATTCGCCGTGCATAGCCAGACGAGCTTGCTTCATCCATTCGACGGCTTGTTCAAGTTCCTTGAATGCTTTGGATAGTTTTTGCTCTTTAGCACGAAGAACCGCTATCCATTTCTTTTTGCCGGGGTGATAGCAAATGCCTTTGTGTCCAGAGGTGTTGTTTTTGTATAAACGCCGGTTTTGTGCGTTTTGGGAAGGAGTGGCCTGACGCAGGTTGGACCATTTATTGTTGGAGGTGACTCCGTCGATGTGGTCGATGTGGATAGCCGGGAATTCACCGGTCATCAGGAGCCATGCCACTCGGTGGGCGGCGTATTGTTTGCCCTCTACTTGGATCACGATGTATCCGCGTTCTGCAACCCAACCAGCCTGCTTTCCTTTACGCTTATTGCGTCCTCGATTGTTTAGCCAGTGAAGCAGGCCGGTTTCGGGTTCGTATGATAGTATCGAGCGAAAGAATTCGAGTGTTGGTTGCATGGTGTAAATGGCACACCCTCGCGGCGCAGTGGCTCGAATGGATCGCGTTGATCCCCACCGCACGCACGAGGGCGCATTTCGTTTTCGCAATGGACGCACCTGATTCGAGGCAGGAGATCCTTTTGGATGGGCGACCCTATCAGGGCGAGACCCACTTGGGAAGTTGACGTTGAGCTTTTGGGCGATTTATCCCATAAAGAAACCATGAGCGAGTCGATGCCGCCTGAAGAAAAGCCAGTGCTGATGCAGCGCAATCCGAACAAGAAGGTTTCGGATGAGGATTGGGCGGTAATCCGCGCATTATACTGTCACGGTGAGCTCGCCACCGTGCTGGCCCCTCGCTATGGCATCAAACCGCAGACCATCAACTCACGGGCCAACAAGGAGCAATGGCCAACACCCCAACGCATCCAACGGGCCATGAACAACCCGAAGGAGGAAACCAATGATCCAGCCCAAGCCCTCGCTGCCCTATGGACCCAACGCGGCGAACAATCACGTGAAGCATCCTACCAAGGAGCCAAGAAGGCCATGGAACGCTTCTGGGCCATGTCTCCCATCCCCACCTCATTCCAAGAGGCCGCAATAGCCCAAAAGCTCCTCGACAAGGCCATCGACCCCTCAGAAGGCCAACAGGCACCAACAGCCAATGTCTCCATAGCAGTGCTTGCAAACCAAGGGTTTGTCCCCAAGCAGGTGACGGTGGATGTGTGAGGCTAATAGGTGTGCATTGCATTGTGCACTGTAGCCACACCCATGGTTCGCGGAGGAGCTTTCTCCCCTGTCCCCCATAAGAAGGAACAACACCACCCCTCACCATTAGGGACTGGTAACTAAAAGTTACCAGTCACCCAGAGAACAGCCATCACACCCCACAGAGCGCATTGCCATGGCCATAAACTACCCATGAAGGCCTCATAAAGGCCTTGTAAAGACCCTATAAAGGATTGTTCCTGTGAAGAAATCGCTTGGAATTGTTCCTGTGACACCATGTCGCTAATAGCGGCTAATAGGACAGCAACCCCAACGGTCCAGAGCGAAGCTCTCCTGCGCGGTAGCATGATAATCAACGAGTAACCAGCACCAGTCCCGGCGATGATTGACGGGGGAATAAACAAAGGGGCGGGATATGGGAAGGAGGCCAAGGGGTTGGATTACCCCCTGAATGGAAGGCTCACACCGTGGTGATGTGAGCCCTCGGGTTCAGGGGACTAGTCCTTGTCGATGGGTATCCAATAGACGCGGTGCTTGCCCTTGAGGGTGGTTTCCTTGGGTTTGCCCGGTGTCCATCGTGGTGGTGGCTGCACCGGTGAGGTGAGCCAGAGGGCAATGACGGTGGCTCCAAGGTGGACAATAAGACAGAATAGGTAGTAATTCATGATGTTTGCGCATTGTGCTAGATTGAGCAATGTCACCATAAGTTGCTCGCCCTAGCGGTGGATACCAATTTAGGTGACACTGTATAACCTGACCACCCGGCTGGTGCTCATCCGGTGAGACGAGCGCCCGTAATCCAGAATAGTCCATTGCGCGCACGAGAAGGCCACTGTAGCCCTTCGTCCGCTCTTTCTGGCAGTGAGTAGCTGACCCACTGCGAAAACCCGCCCAGGAGGCTGCTGAGGGCCTTCCTGAGCGAGTGGGAGCATCCGCTCCATCCAGTCCTCGAACATCAGGTGAACAGGAGGATGAGGGTGTAGATGACGCTGGCACCAAAGGCCAGCCAGCAAGCGAGACGGGGATCAACGGGATTACTCACCGGTGCCTCCTTTCAGCAGGGCCATGATCTCAGCATGCCGTGGATCGCCCGGCTTGATCAGCTTGTCATCATCCAGCTCACCATTGGCCTCCATCTCGGCAATCACCTTCAAGTCCTCGATGTCCTCCAACTCCTCCTCGGTGAGCTCCCTGGTGCTGTATTGCACCTGGTTCGGCGTCACCTTGGTGAAGCAGTAGGTGATCCTACCCTTCACCAGCCCATCCATGCAGGGCTCTGCCCCCTGCTGGTCCCGCAGCCACTTGTAGAGCTGCCGGGCAAATGGCCTCGCCAGCCTGCTTGGCTTGGTCAGCCCTTGCTTCACGGTATTGGCGAACAGCCGCGCTTCGCCCGCGCTCACATTGTTCAGGTTCTCGCTCATGGTCGTATCAGGTTGTGCTGCTGTAGTAGTATTCATGTTCTCTTGTTTCATTGCATGTCGTTGTTTCTGTTCAGGTTAGGTGACGGCGGGTGTAGGTCGATACCGCGTATCCACTACACAGCCACCCAGACAAGGAGTTGGCTTCCCCACGGAAAATTTTGTTTTCCATCCAAAAAGAAAAAATAAAAGGATGTCCATGTAAGGAGGTGTTGGTTATCGGTGTTGGTTGACTGTTGTGGTAGAAGGGGTGCATGCCAACGAAGAAGGAAGATCGGCCGAAGGCTGCGTTTCACGCTCCAGGAGGCAAGATGCCGAAGGAGCACCTTGAGGTGATGGCTTCTTTGCGGGGGAGTGGAGGGAAGGGAGGGAAGGTATCGTTTGATGACCTTGTGCGGCCTTACTACGGCAAGGACTACGTGGCTGAGACGAAGAAGGCGAAGGCTGCGCTGGATGAGTGGAATCCCGTTTTGAAGGCTGAAGCCCGGGATGGATCAGCGAAGGAGATCAGCGAGGCGCTGGCTGACAATCAGGCCTACAATCGGGAGGGAGTTCGGAAATATGAGCTTTCAGGTGTTAATTTCACCGGGCTTTCCGACTTCAACCGCACGAGCCCTCGCGAGGTCTCATTTAACTTTCATGAGGGTGGGGACCGCTGGGGTGAGCAGCGCAGTGGGAAGATGGATGGGATTGAGGAGGCGGTGTATGACCCGAAGACCAAAACCGTCCACACGGTTGATCCCGTGGATTTGCGTTTCAACCGGAAGGAGGGGAAAGAGACGATTTACGGCAACTTGCAGGATGGCATATTCAACAAGGAGGACCCGGTATGGGGTCGTGAGTTCTCGACGGATGCCGACAAGCAGTTCATGTCGATTCTGGAGCACGAGGTGGGGCACGGGTCAGGGGGCGCGTTCAGCAAGGGAGAGACGATCAATGGTGCTCCTGAGTCCCACCTTGCGAAGCCGGCGGAATTAATCAACGGGCTTGGGAAGGTAAACCGGGAACGCTTCCTGATGACTGGAAAGCGGTTTGAGACGGAGGATGAGTTCAGGGACTGGTTTTCCGGGGAGATGGGCAAGGAGCCATCCAAGCGTTTCGAGGGGTTCTCAGAGGAGGCTCGTCGAACCTTCCGAGCGCTGGGTGAGAAGCAGGAGGGTGTTTCTGATGCGGCCCAGAAGAAGCTAATGGACACCGCTGCGAAGATCATCCCTGCGGTGGTCAAGAAGCAGGACCAGGAGGATGGCCGCGCACTGGTGCGCTCCTACCTGTCGAACAACGGACTGATCTGATTATGATTGTTGACGGATACGAGTTTCCGGATGGGACCTGTCCCATTGCGGCCAACCTCTTTCTCTTTGCCCGTGCCGGTGAGGGGAATGACATCCAGCGCACCCCTGAGCAGCGGTATCAGAACCTGAAGGCCGCCATTGATTTGGCGTTCAACTGCGAGGGTTCGATCCGGCGGGTGGTGTGGAACCGGTGGACGGAGTGGATCTTGCGCAAGCTGGTGAGGGACTGGCAGAAGAAGCGCTTCCTTGGCATTGCGGGCTCATCGAGCTCGGGGAAATCCGACACGGTGGCGTTGTTTGGCTTGATGCTGTATTGGGCGCGGCCGGCGGAGACCTACTTCATCGTGATGTCCACGACCAAGCAGGCGGCGCGGATGCGTATCTGGAAGTCGATCACGCAGTTCTGGGGGCAGGCGGTGGAGAAAGGGTGCCCTGGCAAGTTGATTGACTCGGACGGCTACATCAAGGGGGTGGACCAGAACGGAAAGCTGTGGCGCAACAGCGGGGTGGTGCTGATGGCTGCCGGCAATTCGGACGCGGAGCAGGCGTGCAAGGACCTTCTGGGCATCAAGAACCCGTGTGTGATGGTGGCGGCGGACGAGTTCAACGAGCTGGGTGACGGCATTCTCAAGACGGCGTTTGAGAACATGACATCCAATGACCGGATGATCTTTGCCGGCATGGCCAACCCGGACAAGCTGACGGACCCGTTCGCGGAGTTGTCGGAGCCGAAGGCCGGGTGGAAGTCGATCACCGAGGACGACGAGGAGTGGGAGACCAAATACGGGGAGTGCATCCGGTTGAATGCCGAGAAGTCGCCCCGCATCGAGGAGGAGGACACGTTCACCGAGGAGGACTGGAAGAATGGCCGGCGGGCGAAGTGTTACTGGCAACCTGACCGGGCCTATTGCACTCGCATTGCGGATGCCCGCGGCGGCACCAAGTCGCGTGGTTACTACCGGTTCGTGAAGGCATTCTGGTGCCCGGACGGGGCTGCCAATTCGATTTACTCCGAGACCGAGCTGTTGAATTCGGGAGCCATGTCGATGGATGAGCCGGCGTGGGACCTCGAGCCTTCCGCCTTGTCGGGTCTGGACCCTGCGTTCTCGCGCAACGGGGACCGATCCTGTGCCGTCATTGCCAAGCTGGGGAAGGTGGACGGCCGGGATCACCTGCACTTCTGCCATTACGCGACCTTGGCAGAGGATGTGAACAACAAGGCGGTTGCGCACTCGCACCAGATTGCGCGGCAGTGGATCGAACTGTGCAAGGACTGGCAGGTGAGGCCGTCGAATGCGGCGATGGACAATACCGGCAGCGGGACCCCCTTCGGCCACATTGTGGACATGGAGTGGTCGCCGGCGGTCAACAAGATCAACTTCCAGGGGAAGGCCTCCGAGCGCACGGTGGTGTTCCGCAACGAGGACGTGGGGTTCTACAACAAGAACTCGGAGCTGTGGATTCAGCTCAAGGAATACATCCGCTCGGGGCAGGTGACGGGCCTGAGCAAGGAGGTGGTGTCGGAGCTGGTCGAACGTGAGTATCACCCGAAGGAGGGACGCACGCTGCGGGTGGAGTCCAAGGAGGAGGCCAAGAAGCGGCTCAAGAAGTCTTCTGACCTCTGTGACGCCCTGCTGCTGGCAGCAGATCGCGCCATCAGCTCGGGGAGGTTCCAGTCGGTGGAGGTGCAGAAGGTGGCGAAGATGGCGAACTCCGGGTGGCTCCAGAAGAAGAAGAAGATTGGGCTGGGGACCACCTGCGGCCGGCGCTTGCACCGGTGAGGATGCACCAGGGTCCGGGGTATTAGCTACAACTAAGAGGGCACAGACTCACTTTTCAGGATAGAGGATGCTGGTGATTTCTTCCTTGGTGAGGGCGGGGGTTTTGCCGGTTTTCCGGTCGTAGTAACGCTTGGAGCGTGCTGCCGACTTCTCCTTCTCATTATCCTTGGAAGCCAAGGCCCGGTATTTTGCGTGGTTGATCAAAGCCCATCCTCCGTCGATCTCCTCGAGCCGTCGCCCGCCTTCATCCTTGGTTCGCGAGTCAGGATCGGGAGCCAGGAATTTGGTGAAGGCAGCACGACACGCATCGACCGGAACTCCGGCAAGGCGGGCAATTCCCGGAATGGTTCCCTGAACCTCCCCGTGTTTGTCAGCAAGGGCCATGAGGGTGATCCACACAATGCGGGTGGAATCGTCCTCCAACCAGATGGTGGAGGTGAGGATGGATTGAAACAACTTGATGTAAGCCATGGCAAAACCCTAACGGAATCATTGCTGGTTGCAATCTTAATTCTCACGGTTTCTCACGTTTTTTCACGATTCCCTCACGCATCATTGGGACATAGCAGAAGCAGATACAGATACAGAAGCAGATACCCCTTGTACTTTACCCTACTCCTTCTACCTCTATTACGGCCTGACGGCCTACGGATTGGTCGGACTGTTCATTCTTTGGCATGCCCACTACGGGCACCACAGTCCTCCATATAGGGCTTTTCAGAAGTCTTCCGTCACATAGTGCCAGAAGACCCCCATCTCCAGCCACAGAGGCTCCTAGAGGCCTTTAAATGGAATTCATTGGAAGAACGTTGGTTTTCACCCCCAATGACACCAGCCAGCCTCCCAAGGACGCCTCCCTGCCCATCCCCGGTGAAATCCCAACCCTCTTGGACCTTCCAGCCTGCACGTTTGCTTCGGAATGGTCACTCCATCTTTAGAG